GCACCATTAGAGTCTAAACCAGTCTGAGCTTCTTGAATTTCTTCAAGATAATCATCGTACTTCTCAAACAAATCTTGTTCCATCCAGTCTTCGGTGTGATAAAAACTTAAGTCCATAATCTCGTTACGACCGAGATTAACCTCTCGGATATCGAGGTTATCAGAGCCCGTTACTACGAGTTTTGTCTTAATATTGTCTGAACTGTAAGATACCTTACATTCTGAGGCAAGATTGTTTTTACTAATATAAACGTCAGTTTCCCAACGGGTACTTGCCTCATTTTCAATTTCGTCATCTTCTACCTCTTCGTAGCAATGAACCAATCCCGTTAAAGAGTCCCACACAAAAGTACATCCAAATGTTTCCGACGCATTGTTATTAAGAAAGTCATAAATTGAAATTCTAGACTCACTAAATTTTCGCTCTCTTCGCCATAAAGATTGATCTACATTTCCTATACTCCACTCAGGAATGTTTTCAAAAACAAGATGTAGAAGACTAAGCCCAGTTCTATTTGGATTATAAAACTGTACATTGGGAAAGTTTTTCATATAAAGCTTGTCTGCTAGTTGTGCGTATTGTGCGTTGCTTTTTGCAAGTAATGTATTATACTCATTCTCATCTGCTATTTGCACTTGCTCATATGTGTAAGAGTCGCTATCTGTATAGTTTCGTTTATAGTAACTCTCATATGGATCGAAACTGCCTGAAGCAAACTTGTAGAACGAGTCTGCATCGGCACTGTAATCAAGACCAAATGTTTTTTCATTATATAGCACTTCCACGCTATCAACATCACCAGTGTTGATGTGAAAATTAGTTAAATACTTATTCGAAGTTGCGTATTCCGCACTAAAGGCAGATACAGACTTGATATCGTTATCGCTTGAAGTGTCGTCTATGTCTTGAAGGCAAAATAGACCATAGCCTTCCACTAACACATTGCGGGGTGCTTCCACCTTATCGTACAACGGATGCACTTTGGTTTCTCCATCAATTAAATCCACATATGTGCGTTGGATTTCAAAGGTCAGCTCACTATACTGTCGCCATTTAGCATTAAGGTTGACATTGGTTGCAGGCAACTGACCTATCACTTTGCGAGCCGTGTTGCATAAAAATATTCTCGGTGGTGTTGGATTTAACAATTGGTCTCTAGGAATACTAAGTTGCATAAGACCACCACCTTAAAATTCGCCCACTTTACGGACTTCACGCCATTCAATCGTTACTGTGCAATTTCCTTCAACAGTCAACTCGTTTTTGCCATCATACAACTCAAGCCACACTCTGTTAAAATCATCACCAAAGATGCGTTTATTAAGAGATGTCTTAATAATTTGATTTGCTCCATCCACCGTAACTGTTTCTCCAGATGCGTTATTAATCACTTCAAGCGAATTGTATGTATTAGACACATTGAAGAAATCTGTATGTTTATTGACAACGTTAATATCATTACCATTTGTTTGAATTGTAACACGAGGATAAACAGGTTTGTTGCCATCTGTATCTATATTAATTGTAATTTTATTGTCCGTCGCTGTGATAGTTTTAGTGACAGTATAAAGGTCGGAAAGAGCAAATGGGGATATGCTATCCCAAGTTGCAGTTATCGCAATAGTGCGATTGTTAGCTAACTTATAGGTTTGTAAATCTACAAATCCGCCAATACTTGCCCAAGACACAACATTACTATCGTCATAATATGTCTCAAGGAGTGCGGTCGTGTCTTTAGATGTCAACCATTTAAGTACTGTGCGCACCTCATCCAGCTCGAAGTTTCCAAAATTGGATTTGATGAATGTGAATTTTGGTGCAAAGGTTTCTGTGTACTTAAATTTATGTATTCTTTTATATCTTCCATCGTGTGATTCTGACGCGACGGCTTCTCTGTTTAAATATGTGCCAACTTCACCGTTGTCGCTATCAAGAGCGACGCATGTAATTATGTCTGGTATATTTAATTCATTGCTAAAGATACCTGAGTATCTTATTCTATGAGGACTTACCATAGTGGCTTTCCCTCCTTAACTACTTCAATATTTTTGTTCATTTAAATCTTCTCCTTATAATTAGCAAGAGGTGGGGATTGCTCCCCACCAAATGCCAAGTAATTGTTTGTTTTAACGTGCAAAACGCTTAAGTGAATAGTTAAGAGCCTTGCTAAAGTCGTCAATCTTCTTGTCTACCATCTGTTCAAGTTTTGGCAATGTGTCGGAATCTACGGTATCTACGTGAACGAGGCTTTCGAAGTTGAATTCGTTCTTAAAGTCGTTCTTTGTGATATTAGGCACGATTGCCGTTAGGTTCTTATTCATCAGGTCACTCGTTGGAATTTGAGCAAGCTCGAAGAGTTTTTGAGTCATGTCAGCAGGAACGATACCTGTACCTTTACGAACGAAAGAGAGATTCCCATCCTTACCTGGAACGAGTACCAATTCGTCTCCGAATTTTGGCTCGTCGGTAATTGCCCATTCGTCACGAGGTGTGCCGGTGGTACCTTTGGCGTATTGAGGCATTGGTCCAGGAATACCGAAACCAACCTGTCTAAACCATGAGCCAACAGGTTGTTTGTTTAAGTATGCCATTAATGCTTCATAGGTTTGCTTATTGTACACACCATTATTTAGCACACCAATCTTCTTTTGCATCTTCTTAACCGCTGCCCTAGTTGTATCATCAAATATGCCGTTTGCAGTTATATTAGTACCGAAGAACTTGTTTAATATCTTTTGCAAGTTCTCAACATCTTTTGAGTATGCTGGTTGAGGACTTCCTTGTGGAACATATCCGCCTCCACCCCCGCCACCACCTGTATACACAGAAGTGTCTTGAACATCATACAAGTCTTGTAAATAACCCTTGGCAGTCTCAACATTTTTCTGGATACTGGTTACAATGCCGTTTACCTTGTTACTTACAGCAGTAGCAAAAGCATCTCCTGGGTCAACATTTGCGTCATCCCAAACAGAAGTAAGATAATCTGTTGCCTTAGTAGAAAATGTGCTGAACACACCTCCCTCGGCAACCCAAGAATTCATTAAACCAAGACCCTCTTCGCCACTATAACCATCTTCTCCCATAGCATCTATTGCAGACTGCCAAGGATCAACAATTGCACTATCAAGCGCAATACCAAGACTGTTATATGTGTCTAGTATCGTAGGTGCGTTCACAGTTACAGCAGATGTTACACCTTGGATAAATGTATCCATATCTTGCAGTGCTAGATCGAGGTTTGTACGAAGGTTTTCGACGAAACGGTTCATCGTTTCTTCGTAAGCAATTGATTCGGCTTCGAGTGCTTCTTGCTGAGACTGCTTAGAGTGATCGTAGTACGTGTCGTTAAGCGACTCACGAGAATCGTACAATTCAGCTTCTAGCTTACGACGCTCGGCAACATCACTTGCGTTGGTTGAACCAGAAAGTGATGCTATGCGACGCTCAAGTGCCGCAATATCTTTGGATTGCTTTTGAACGTTCTTCTTGAAATCGTACAAATCTCTTTCAGCATCAAGTGCCTCTTTTACATTTTCAATGTAATCTTGGTAACTTTCAATGAGTGTTCCAAAGTACTCTTCAACAGCGTCTACTTGAGACTCCCACATTCCAGCAATATCTTGCTCAGTATCGCTAACAGAAGATGCATAGTTATATTGCTCGTCTGTTAATTTCTGTAGATAGTCGTAGTATTCTTGTTCGGAGTGGATGCCGTAATTGTCTGCGAACCACTTTGCATTTGCTTTATTATATTCTTTTGACTGAAAAGTTTCGAGAGCCTTGCTTGCCTCGTTTAGGCCGTTCCTATAATATTCAAGCGACTGTACATAAGAACCGAGTACGGCGACACCCTTTTCGGTCCAGTTACCTTCGTCGTCGAACCAATCTTCTTCACCGTCAGGTGCAATGAGGTCTCTTATTGTTTCAAGTTTACCCGCAAGGTCGTCGAGACGACTGTTCAGTTCCTCAAATTTAGACCATTCAAGGTTACCAATAGCGTCCTGAAGGTCAAGTACCATATCACGCACATCATCAAGTTCAGAAAGTGTATCGTTATAAATTTGGGCCGCTTCCCACCATTCGTCCGAACCTTCTTTTCCAGCGGCTTCGAGCTCTCTTAATCTGTCTGCTGCTCCCTGAAGTTTTGCCTCAAGGAATGCTTCTTTTGATTCTTCACCTTCGGTTAACAAGGCAATTTGGTCTTTGTAGTAATTTGCGTCAGCCATCTTACCTTGGGCTTCGAGGAAGTCTATGTCGTTTTGGATTTGGTCGTATTTTGCTTGGTTGGCAGAAATACGGTTGTCGTAATAATCCATTAGGCTCTGGAATGCATCTTCGACTTCTGCCGCAGCAGTGTTACCAGATGAAGAAATTGTGTTACCAATATTGGCAATCGTAGTGTTAGTTAAATTCTGAATCGCAAAAACTTGATCTTCGATTCCTTGATATATACTATCATCTACATTTGCGTCTTCCATCTCTGTTTTTAAGAGTGCAAGATTAGATGTTACTAAACTCCAGTTAGCGTCTGCTTGACCATATGTTACCTCGGTTAACTGTTTTAACTTCTCAATGTTACCATCTAACAATGCGGTTCGAGCAGTCTCAATAACGCTTTGTGCTTGCTGTATACCCATATCCGTAACACGAGCAACAGTAAGTTGATATAATGAGTCCTTGTTAAGATTTAATTGACCGTTCTCGTCATATAACAAGGCGATATATTTTGGCTCAAGTTGCAGTATCGATTGCAACGTATCAACAGAAACATAGCCACTTTCACCATACTCTTTTGCAGCGTTAGCAAGTGTATCGTATATACTTTGGGCCTCGTCAATGAGTTCATTCTTATCGATTAAGTTGATTTCAAGTGTTAAGCCGTGTTTGTCTAATTCTGCTTGTAGTTCGTTTTCTGCTTCTGTTGCTGCGTTATTAGCGTTGGTTACATCTATTTCGGTAACTTTTGCAGGAATTTGAATGCTATTATTAGCAGTTTCTGCGCTGTGTACCTTTGCTTGAGCTTCCGCAAGCAAATCATTGTAATCTTTTTTGTACATAACTGTTCCATCGCTGAGAACCACATAATAATCGCTCCAATATGTTTGTCCATTGTAACTCCATCTATCACCTAAAGTTGGACCGCCTTTGACGTGTGTAGCTACATCTTTTAAATCCTTAACATTCTGAATCTTACTCAACTCTGACCTTGCAGCACCTAATTTTTCTTCTGCTATGCCTTTGGCATTTACTGCATCATCATATGTTGTTTGAGCAGATTTTTTATCCAAGGCTTCCTGTTTTTTCTTTTCTGCCGTGATAGCCTTTTCTACAAGAAGTCTGTCATTTTCGCCGTCAAGTTTAATACCGTATTCTTCTTCGACTGCTTTAATTGCATCACTTTGGCTAGTGCCATTCTTAACTCTTTGAGCAATATCCATCGCCATATTTTTCTTGAGTTTTGCATCAAGAAAATCTTTGGCATTTGTAATACCAAGGCTTTGTAAGTGGCTAATAGCAGTAATATACTCCTTTTGTGAAAGAACGCCAGATGAAAGAATTTGATCGACGTAATTTTCTGCCAGTGTTTTTGCTGCTTCTTGTGCTTCTTCCATAGTAGCGGTTCCAGAACTTACAATTTCGAAAAATTCTTTCCAGCCGTCTATATCTCCAAACTTCTCTTCGAGACCAAGTAGTGTATCTGCAGACACGAGACCTTCCTCGTGAAGTTCTTTGAAGGCATTTTTAAGGTCATTAACGCCACCAGTTAATTTTTGAATTTGTTTAATGGCATCATATGTTTCAATCGAATTAATGGCTTCGTCCGCGGCTTTCTTTTGGTCTTTGAAATATTGCTCGGTTTCATAAACAGTAAGTCCAATATTATAAAGACGAGTTTTGAATGCGTTGTAGGCTTCTTCATCGCCATTAAATGCATCTGCTAGACTTATTTCTTCTCCGGCTTCTGCAGCCTCTTCCATTCGTTTCTTGATTTCTTTTAATTCTTCAGAAGCTTCATCACCAAAGATACGAGCAATAAGATTTGCTTTAGCATCTGAACCACCCATCATCACAGCATAAGTATCAACCCATGTTTGCATTTGTTGATAATATTCTTTATCCGCAGGGTTTGTCAATTTATCTGGATCAATAGAATTCAAATACTGTTGCATTTGACCAACATATTGAGCCATAGTTCCATCAAATTCACCGAGTTTTGCTTGTGCATCTTCCCATTGAGACTTTAATTGCTTGTATTGTTTTGTATCATTTGGATCAGCGTTTGCATATGCTTTATAGGCTTCATCTCTAGCTTTCTCTAGAGCCTCACGCTCATGCCTCATGTTGCTAATGACATCTTCGGCAGTTTTTTCGGAATCATACTTAGAGCTAGCCCTAGATCCTCCAATAGCTCCGCCAAGCAAATTGCCACCAAGTGCTCCTGCTCCCATAAGAACAGGTGCGGCAATATTCACACCTGGTATAAAAGATATAGCCAATCCAAGCGCCATACCTGCCGCAGAACCCCAAGTAGAACCATTTTCTTTTGCTTCTGCTTCTCGTTCAGACTTAGACTTATCGCTATAGAATGAAGTTTGACTCAACGTTTTTTGAGATGCATTAATTGCAGCCAGACCAGCGGCACTCTTTAATGTTTCTTCAAGTGTTTTTGCAAGTTCAATCTGAGCTTCAAGTTCTTTTGTTTGCTTTTGCAGATTATTTAACTCTTCTTGTTCGACAAACGACAGAGTGCCCATAGACATAAGTTCGTCTATTCTATCTGTAGTTTTGTCTAGTTCTGATTCCAAACTGCGAAGTTCGGACTGAGCACTAGAAAGTTCTTGATTCAGTTCTTCGAATTTTTCCCGTGCTTCTTCTGGGGATTCATTTATTCCTTTGCCCCATTCATTAAGTCCAGTCCATAGTTTTCCAAGTAAATCCATTACTGTTGTAATCGCATACATAGTAAGCATAGATTCTGCTACTTGCTTTGCGAATGTTCCGACTGCCTTTGCACCGGCAACAAATCCAGTTTTTAGTTTATCTCCAGCATTAAGACCAGCGGTACCAGTCTTTTTTGCTTGATTTTCGACTTGTTTGAGAGCTTCTTCGCCTTCCAATACTTTGTTGTTGGCAGCATCATAATTGTCTTGCAGTTCTTTCTGTTTAGCCGAATCTTCGTCCGTTGGATAGTCTGGCTTGTCAAGCAGTGACTTGTTGAAATCATCTAGGTCTTTCTTTGCCTTTTCTTGTTCAATGCGGAGCTTTTGAAGATCTTTGGATTTTTGATCATAATCTGTAATATGACCATCTAAATCAGCGACCTGTTTTTTCTTTCTTTCGATTTTTCTATTGTTTCGTTTACTTGGCTCCTTACCTTGGAGTTCTTTAATTTCTGCTTGTAGGTTCTTTAGTCTATCTTTCGCCTCGTCTATTGATTGGGCGTTGAATAGACCACCCCAAAGGTCTCCCTTAAAGTTCTTTTGGATGAGGTATGTGCCGATACCAATGATAAGGGTTTTTACAACGCCAAGGTTGTCAATGAATTTAATAAGTTCTGTTCCTGCTTGGACGATGAATTTTACGAGATCGTCGTCGAGGACATTGGACCACATTGACTGAAGGGCGTTGTTAAATTGGTCGATACGTCCTTGGATTGAATCAAGGTAACGTTCCTGTAATATTAAATTCGATTCGCTACATCGAATTGACATTAATGTCCTTTGGCTTTCACCAAAGCATAGACTATATCATTGTCCATAAGATGGACACCCTCCGCTGTCTCGCCAATCGCTTGCGAGCACTTAGTCGTTGAAGTTTTCTCTATTCGAGACTTACCTGCTGATTATCCATTATATAGTATTTAGGATTTAACCATATACCATCTATACTATTTTTTCTACTTTCGTTACCATCGCACTTAGTTATATTTCATTCTTATGCTGTGGTTAGTATAGCTTTAGGATTTCCCAGCAATTCAAAGGGTTGTTTTTCGAACTCGTTACCGAGAACGCGAACTAAGTAAATGGACAATTATCCACTTAATTCTCTTTTAATGCACTCAAATATATTCAATAGGGTCATTACTCCTATCAGTTATTAACTATAATCATTTTGTCTTGTGATATGTATCGTTGCAATTGCAACATTACAAACTCTTCTAAATTATCCTTTTCCCAATATGGAACTCTAATTAACGGTATATTATTGGCTTCGCAATACTGTGTCTTAATCGAATCATGGTATTGTGTTTTGAGAAAATTTTTACAAGCATTTTCATCGCTAATTCCACCAAAATTAACGGGGTGATAATGCTGCTCTCCATCATATTCAACTAATATATTGTGTTCTGATAAATATATATCAAATGGCAAAGGTAATTGATCTCTACAGTCGCTATATTTTTTCTGTCTTTCAAGTTTAAAGCCTCGTTGTACTAAAATATCACCCAATTTCTTTTCATTTGGTGTCGCAGAACATTCCGAGCAACATCCGCCATGTAACAAATTGTCTGGTGTTGTCGACCACCGATATCCACACTTTTTACACATAACTCGCATTGGAAGTTTTGCTTGAATATATTCCTCTAGTATTAACACATCTGGGTTGATTTGACTCAATTCTAATAAAAATTGATCATTAGATTTAGTGCTATTTTTATTAGAAGCAATTCTACCGCATTCTGGACAACCACACCCTCCCAATAATCTATTTGGGGTTGGAGCCCAAATAGTTCCATCTATTAAACACTCACATTCAATTGGAGTATCCGCACTAATATACTCTCCTCTAATTTGAATATTTGGATTTATATTATATAATTCTTTGCAAAACGATTCTGTGGTTTTATTTCTTCCAATACAATAAGGACATCCGATTTTCATTCTTCTAATCGACTCCAATGATGTTCTTTGAACCCCTACATCTCTATGTGTCGGACAAATATAATAAACACACAATTTACTATCTTCACGAGTAATTTTAACAAATTCCAAGCCTTTCGATTCGGTTAATTCTTTTGCGTTATAGTCTTCCAAGTCTTTTTGGCAACCATTCTTTTTATTTTCTTTTCCACAATATTTACACCCTTGTCCACGATGAAAATGAGCCCAATCAATTAATTGAACGCCCATATCCTGATGTTTCAAGCAAATGTATTGTAACTTAACTTCGCAATTAATATACTCCGTAGACAATAACTCATAATGTCGTTCATCAAACGCTAGTTTTACTTGCTCATAATTAACTTTTCTCATTATCTCACCTCCTTATTTTATAATTATTTTGTTTTTATATAGTTAATAACATCTCGTACTTTCATACGAAGTTTAGACTATTTCTTTCTCTCCGCCATTATGCGCTGAGAGTAGACCTTTTCGGATGCCAATGATTTACACCCTACTCCTTTCGGATAGTCGTTTGACACATCCCTATTCGGGACTTCGCGCCCAAACACCCATTGTTACAATACTTAGGATTTTGTCCATATATCATCTCTATTGTTGTTTTACTTTCGTTACATTCATATTGATTTATTTCATCCAATATTGTAGTAATAGAGCTTTAGGGTTTACTGGGTTTAGATCTATTCTTTATGCACATTTCTGTACATTCGGGCAATGTTGTTTGCCTGCACTTTTAGCAGACGCTTCAATTGCTTCTTCTACTGTATCGAAGTTTTGAATTAAAGCGCTCAAAGTATTTGCTTGTCTTTTTCCACCCATTAATTCGAGAGCAGATGCACGTTGGATATCATTCATATCCTCCCACGCACCGGCCATTTCTCTAAGAATCTGCGTTGTATTCTTAAATTCCGTAGGACTAGCCATTATATCTACTTTTCCGCCAGTTAGCGCCAATAATTTTGCTTGGAGTTGGGATGTAGTTGTAGCCATATTTTCAATATCCAACCCGGCTTCTTCCAACTCCGTCTTACTTCCGCGCAAACGCAAAGTAAGTGTTTTTAGCGCAGTACCAACGCTTGAAGGATCATTGACAACCTCATTGGCCGCCGTAATTAAGGCAATACTTTCATCAAGAGAGTTCTTACCTTCGTTCAACGCACTCGCAGAAAGTCTTAGCGCTTCGCCAATGCCTTGTGAAGTTATTGCGAACCGGTTACCAACTTCGTTGAACTTATCAACGATTGCCATCGATTCAGTCGCTTCAAGACCAAATCCTTTCATTGTACTGATAATGCTATCTGCCGCATCTTCAGTGCTTGCAATGTTGTCACCAACATTCTTATATACAATAGCAGCCTCAGCCATTTCAGTAGCTTGAGCCATACTATAGCCTAACTTTGCGAAGGTCGCTGTTGCTTCCGTTACCGCAGAAATTGTACTACCAAGTCTCTCGCCAGTCTTTGCCGCCGTCTGCAAAAATCTCTCATACGTTTCTTCTGTCTCATCTGTTACCTTACGTAATTCCGTCAGTGCAAGGTCAATCTCTTTTACATACTGAACACCTCGTCTCAACTGTGACAACACCTGATGAATAGACATCGTCATTGTCAAGTACTGCATAATCGAGTTAAACTTCTTCTGGAAGCCACTCAAGAACGCAGGTAATCCAGTAAGCGATTCACGCTCTTGTTTTTGATATCTTCCCAACGAACGGCTCAGTTCATCATACTTAACGGTCAAATCAGAAACGGTACGGTTATTATGTCTAATCGTTCCGGTTGCAATCTTGCGAACCCTATCAACCTTAATATGTTCTGCACCAAGTTCTTTAAGCTTCGCAACCATTTGATCATAAACGCCGACATCGTCTTTAACTTCGAACCAACCGCCAATCTTTTGACCATTATAAGTTCCAGAATTACTAATGTCTTGTTGCAGTCTCTGATTGCTTTCGACCGCCTTCTCCAATTCTTTGCCAAGGTTCTGAGCTTCAAGAGCCGTCTTGCGCAATTCCTTTTGAGCTTCTTCTCTAAGCAATCCCTTGCCATCATATTTTGCTTTCCACTTTTCTTGAATAGCAAGAATTTCATTATACTTAGTTTTATATTCTTCTACCATACTTAAGTCAGTACGATCTAGAATACCGTTAGACTCAAGTTTGCCATACTGTCTATCGGCCGCATTCATCTCGGTTGTGCCAGTATATTGCTTCTTGTTTTGGGCAATTCTCTTAGTTACCTCGTCGGCAGCCTGAAGTGCCTCATAACGCAACTTCTCAATAGATGCATGCTCTTCGTCAGTGATTTCTTCTACAGGCTTTGCGGAAATTCTATGCATCTCTGTGCCAAGCTTCTCAATTTTTTCACGATACGCCTGATACTTGTCATCGTTCTCGTCTAAATAGCCCATACCAAGGGCGTTCTTAAACTTACCTTCGAATGTATCAACTTTACTAGCTAGTTCGCTCAGTTTTGCTACGGACTTGTCGGAAGTAATTGCAACTTGATTGTGTAATTCGCTCCACTCCATAGTAAGTTTCTGAACACTACCAGTAACTTTATCTACCAATTGGTAGTTAAGCGTTGTGCCGTCAAAACTGATTTCTTTAAATTCTTTGCCCTGACCGGCGAATTCCATCGCCTTTGATGTCATATCTTTTCTAAGTTGTTCTCTGTCAACAACCTTATTCACTTTGCCAAAGCTTTCGTCTTTACCGGCAGTATATAATTTGTCTGCGTTACGAACCTTTTCGTCCCAAGTGGCGGCCTCTTTTAAGATATTGAAACTCATAGCAGAAATACGCTGTGCTAGTGCTTTAACAGCAGGCATTTTGCCCTTAGAATCAGTTTTGTCAACTTTCTTAATTGCTACATTTAACTCTTCTTCTAATTGCTTATAAGCCCCCTCATATGCGCCTAAGCCCATAATTGCGTCTTTGCTATATAGGGCTCTTTGTTGGATAAGTTTGGCTTCATCGATGCTGTTCAATTTCTTCTTCTTGGCAGTCGCACTTCCGCCCTTCTTGATGCCCTCAGTCTTAATCTTCTGAATCACATCAAAAATCTTCTGAAGCGTCTCTTCAGTGGCAAGCCCAATATCTACATCGCTAAAGTCAACCTGTGGTCCAGTATAGCCACCAAGCTTTTGTGTCAGTTCTCTTTCTCTTCTTGCATCTTCTGTCGTATAGGAACTCTCAATCGCCTTTTGTTCTGCCTTCTCTTCGGTAACCTGTGCAGTTGCCGCCGCTTCAGCCTGTGCCGCTTCTGCAATCTGTTGAGCAGGCTTAACACCTTCTGCTTTTCTAGCCGCCTTTCGTACTTTCTGCTCGTTACTTGTTACCTCAAAAATCTGCTTAACAATACCAAGTAAAGTTGTTGCGTCTGCTTGTACATCCTTGCCGAACCACTTACTCAAGTCTGAGAAAGTGTTACTCTTGTAGTTAGCAAAAGTATCAACAAACTTTTGTGCCTTCTGCGTAGCATCCTCAATAGAACCCTTACCAGACTGTAAAGCCAATAGTGATTCCTTAAATTCATTGAACGCTTCGGCGCCTTTCGTCTGCTTAAGTCTTCCCATTGCATCCGATACGGCCTTAAGTTGATTTTCCGTACCCTTAGTGTCGCCACTTACGCCACCAAGAATTTCTTGAAGCTTAGTAACATATGCATTTGCATCTTCCTTCGCCACCTCAGGCTTAACCTCTGCAACAGGAGGAGTTTGCTCTGTGTTTTCTTTTACTTCTTCTGCTACGGCATTAGGAGCAACTTGTGGCTTAACATCTACTATGGTTTTAGTCGCCTCTTTGGCTTCTGCCTCAGTGCGCTTTAAATTATACCCTTCTTCTGTAATACCATCTTGCTTTAAGAGATAACCCATTAAAGATTCTCTATTATGGTATTTTTCGCCCTTATGTTCTCCTCGTTTATATTCATCCCAACCAAGACCCTCGAAGTCCATGGTTTTACCTTTGTCAAAATATGCATTGAGTGCCTTCTGGAGTTTTACTTGCGCTAGCAAATACTCTTCTGTTCCCTTGGATTCATCACCAAGATCATTGATAGCCTTAATTGCATTTCTAACATCAGAAATAGGATCGGTGCTATTTTCAAGTTCTTTCTTATACTCGCGTGCCTTTATAATAAAATCAGGCTCTGGCTCTCTGTTCTTTTTTTGTGTGCCAGATTTTCCAGTGTTATTGTTTGTAGTGGGTGTCTTATTGGAGTTTTCGCTTTGACCATTAGCCGTTGCCTTCTTCGCCTTTAACGAACGAAGTTCTGCAAGCATCGCATCCTTCTCAGGATCACGAATAACCTTGCCGCCCATTGCCTGAACAATGCCAACAAGAATCTCATAAATCTGTGTAAGCGTTGCCTCTGTAGCAAGCCCGGTAGCGTCTACATTCAGACCGCCATTTCCACCAAGAGACTTCTTGATTGCATCTGCGAACTTGTTCGCAATGATGTTCATCGGGTCGTTCTTTTCACGCTCTTTTGCGGCATTCGCTTCAATCTTCTTATCCAAATCCGCCAAAATAGCATCATATCTAGCAATGCGTTCTGCAGCAGATTGACGAACACGTTCGTTATCACTCTCAAGTTGACCTTCTGCGGTTGCCTTCTTTTCTTCATAGAGCATCTTGAGTTCTTCTGGAGTTCTCTTTTTCAGAGCATCCTCATTTGTTCTTTCCTCACGCATCAACTCAAGCAAGATATCGTCGTTGTTAATCAGATTTTGCAATCTATTAACCTTTTCCGTTGTCTTGTCTAGCTCTTCGCCGAAAACTCCAAGTTCTTCACTAGAAGCACCTTCAGCTCTCAACTTATCAATTGTCGCAGACAACTCTGCCTGATACTCTTTCTCAAGTTCTAACCTTGACTTGAGCATACTCATCTCTCTGAGTACCTCTGCGTCAATTACATCGCTGTACTTAACGCCACCATACTCCATTGCGGCCTTACGCTCTGTTTCGATTGCCGCAATATTCTGTTCTGCAAGAACACCGTCTTTTTCTAGTTGAGCTAATTCACCATTCAGTCTATCTATAACTTGCTGGCGAATATTAATAATCTTCTCTTCGCCCTCGCGAGCAAATTCATTCTCGATTGTACCATTCTTAACCTCAAGATTCTCAGCATAGTGTTTGCCGATGTCGTAGACATAATCGACCATCTTTTGTTTAAACAGTTCAAGAATGCCCTTTGTAGTTTCGGAATCTCCGAGATCTGTATCCTTAAAGAGTTCTGCGAGTTTATCAGAGTTTAACGAATCATTGACATAGGATGCCATTGCTTCGTTAATTCTCTCTCTGAACTGCTTCTCGGTTTCTGCATCGGCACGGAACGCACCATTATCATATTTACCCTGCATTTTATCAATGCGGGTTTTTGCTCTGCTTTCTGTATCAAAGACCAATGACTCTCGTGCAAGATTTCTAAGTTCATCACCGGTTGGGAAAATAGACGGAACGAGTCTATCAAACCACAAGCGAACATCTTTGATTGTCTTGTCACTAAGTTCATTTAATTCTCGCTCCAACTCCACCCTCTGATCTTTGGTAGCACCAGCACTTCTTGCGGCATTACCCAAGCTTGCAATCATAGCCTCTCTATTTCTAGTCTTCTTGGGATCTGACAAAACGGCGCTGAAATTACCCATCATTTGATCCAGGTCGGCGTGAGAAATCTTATCCATCTTCTTCTTTAATGGTTCATAAGTTTCTTCCGTTGCACCTCTAATTATTGATACGGTCTCTTCAGCTTCTTGCTTAATTGCATCGATTTCTTCTTCAAGAGCTGCTTTTCGTTTAATCTGTCTTTCCTCGACAAGTGCTTTGTATTCAGCACTACCTTCAAACTCATCCTCAAATGTCTCTCGAACGCCTTCCCATCCACCTTGTGAGAACAACTGATATGCTTCGTCCATCTTCTTAGGATCGATAGTCATACCCTTCTTGCCAAGACTCTGGTCAAGACGGAACTTTACTGCCTTAACTTGATTTTCAACAGTCTGATTTATTTCTTCTTGAATTTTCGTGTCGTCGAGATTTTTTCCGCTTTCCTTATATGCGTTTTCAATGCGAGTACGAATAATCTTTGCTACTTCTTCAAGTGTTTCCTGAAGTGCCTGATCCTTGCCGGCTTTCTTATCCGCCTTATACTTGTCAGAATAAACATACTCATTAGTGAGCATATCCTTGACGGCTTCTTGGTGTCGAATATACTGCCCGGAAGTTGAGTATTTATCGTCATCAACAACGTCTGCTAGTCTATTTTCAACTCGTTTCTTTCTGCCCTTAACTGCATAACGTTGTTGTAAAGCAAGGTCATAATCTTTCTGAGTATCTTTCAGATGCTGCAATGCCCAAGCATTTGGACTCAAAGACGCATCTCGCTTATGACGATCTTCTGTCATTTTATCGATTTCTTTTTTAATCTTCGGTTTATGCTTGTTTAATCTCTTTTTTACATCACTCGTGTCGCCGCCCTGTGCCGTAGTAAGCGCTAACTCTTGTTCTAAAGCAATGAGTGTACGAATAAGATTAATATATTCTTTTACAGTACCTTCGTCTGCCTTATATAGCATTTTACCCATATCTAACTCTGCAACACGGCGTTTATTAATTTCGAGTTCAGTTAATTCAATATTAACTAGTTCTAATTGATCGGCAGATATCTTTGCCGATCTTTCGAGTTCATCTTGGTGTCTCTTATGTTTTTTGATTACATCAGGGTCTGCGTTGTTTTTCTTTAAGGAATCAATTGTAGACGCAGTTTGCTTAGTTTCTTCAGTATTACTCTTAATACTATTCAGTAAAGACTCCTGCTTTTTCTGTAAAGCATCATATACCGATACTTCAAGTTCCTGTCGCTTTGTATTAATTTGAGCATATCGCCCGTCAATTTGTGTGCTAGTTTCACCCTTAGCACGAGCTAGCATGACTTCTTGTTCAAGTTTAATAATCTCTGCAACTCTCGCTCTATACTTATCTGCAAATTCAACATCATCCTCGAACAGAGACAGAGTATGTGAATGTTTAATTTGTGCTTCAAACTCTTTGTATTTGTTGAGTTCCTTGTTGATGTTTGCTAGATCGTCTTCCATCGGTTTGATTTCAGACTCTTTCTTGTTTTCGGATCGTGCCTTTCTAATTTGACTTAAAGCTTCAGCTTCCTTCTTTTTTAATTCAAGGTATTCAGAAACATTAACGCTTGCCATCTGATATTGAGTGAGTTCGCTATTAATGTCATTAAGTCTTGTCTCTAAGGTAGCAGTCTTTTGCTCATCGCCACGTGCATCAGCAATTTCCCTTAACAACTCTGCTTGTCTAGCAAGCAATAGGTTATAACGCTCAGAATTTTTGATTTGTTCCTGTGTGTTCGCAAGTGTCGCAGTATTCGCATTAACATCACGATCTTTGTATGATGTATATGCAAACTTATTACGCTGTCTAGATATTTTTGCGTTATCTCCAAACAATTCTTCTCTTAAACGTTTAGCTTCTTTTGCTTCTAACGCTTTAACATCATCATCATATTTCTTCTTCAGTTTTTCTGCTTCAATTTCATCCTTTGGTTTTGTGGACTTAAATTGACGCTCCAACTTGTTCAGTTCTTCATAATATTCTTTGCTCTTAAATTGACCATAACCTTTTAGTGCGTCATCGATAAGCCTTAGAATACCCTCAATTTCTTTTGCTGCAAGAGCTCCTACCTGTTTTGCATCGGCAGTAGCATTCTTGCCTTTTCCAGCACCAACAATCTTAAGTTTGGATCGAATTGCTTCAAACCACTCGCTAACCCTAGTTTGATAAGTCGTCTTAAGATGCTCGTTGGCTTCTTTCATTTGCGCGTCGAGCATATCAGCGGATGCATCATCATCCGCAGATGCCGCTTGCAACAAGGCTTTTTGTTGCTCGATGTTAGCATTAGCACTAGTTTTTGTTGACTCTAACCACTGAGTAGCCGCAACACTTCCATCGCTAACAATCTTTGCATAATAATCGGCAATGATTGGAGAAAGTTTAATTTTCCCAGCACTCGCCTCATTAAGTCGTCTCTGTACTTCAGACTTAACCTCGTCTTCAGAACCCAGTTTATCTAATCCAAAATCATTAGACAAAGCATCAACAACTTCTCTGCTATTAATAATAGACTGCACCATTTTAGACATCGATTCTGCCAAGTCTTTAGGTGCAAAACTATCTTTATTTAATGTTCCATCTGCGATACCACGCAAATATGCAGATCTAGCAATATAGGCGCCGTGCTTATCAACAACAGTTTTATCATCCTCATTATAATCAATGTCATAAGTTGGCTTTTTATAGTTTTCGTCTTCAATAGCATCTTGCACAAACTTATCAATCTGTTCTGCTTCTGCGCGACTCTGTTGAACCTTTTGTTGCAGTTCAAGAACTTCCTTAGATAACGACTCGATATCGCTCGCAGTCTTCTTTAATTTTTCTTCTGTTTTAATCGGAGCACTATTTTTAACTTCTGCACGCTGTTTCTCAATTTCTTCTATTTCTTTTCTTTGTCGTTCGTTTGTTTCTTTCATTATACGAACATGATTCTTATGTTCTTCTATTTCTTGAGATTTCTGAACGAGCTCGTCCTGTTGGACTTGCTCCAATTCTTTTTGTGCTTTATCTAATTCAGTTTTTGCAATAGTTGTCTGAGTCGTTGTTATCTGTGCATTACGTTCAGTTCTGTCAACTCTTGCTCGTGCTTCAACTCTAGGATCTGCTCCAAGTTGTGCCCTGTGTGCCTTTTTGTCTGCAAGTTGTTGTTTAATATACTCTTTAGCGTCTTTGGTAAAATCAGATTTGTCTACCTTTGATGTACCATTTCTTTTACGCAAAATCTCATTTAAATCCGCCTGATATTTTTCATATGTCTGTAATTCTTTTTGTTCTTGTTCTTTGTATTGAGTTATCTTTCTGCGTGTGTCTGTAAGCTCTTTTTCAAGTCTATCGAGTTCTTCAACGTCACCCTCATTCGTAGCCTTATTCATAAACTCACGAATAGTTTGCTCTTCTTTTTCTAATAGTTCGTATTTAAGTTTAGCCTTTTTTGCATTTTCTTTTGATAAATCACGATAGTATCTTGTGTTGTTGTACGCATCTTGATATATTCCACCTTCAAGACGACTAACTCCATCTGATCCAACTTTAATTTTTCCAGCTAAGTCTTCACGATGTTTTAATGGGTTCTGCTGTTGTTCTTCTAGTTGTGCAATCTGATTATCTAGGTAGTCGATATTCTTGTAATTACCTTTTTCAACATCTTCAAGATTTCTTCTTGCATCTTGATATTCTCTTATTGCATCGATTCTAGACTGCTCTAACTGATTATATTTTTCCTCTGCTGCTTGGAAAGCTTTTTCTCGGTTTTCTAATCTTTTTCTTGCACCCGCAAGTTTTCTTGCGTCTCCAGAGTTTTCTTTAATATATTGTTCTGTTTCGGCAATCTGTTTTTCTCTTGATTCAATATCTTCTTCTAGTGTGTTCTGCTTCTGCATTAACGCAGTATATTTATTCTCATGCTCAGCACGAGCCGTCATATATTTATTCGCCTGTTTCTGTGCTGCTTGCTCTTGTCTTGAAATATCATTCTTGGCACCGTTTGCTTCTTCCCAACGCTTCGAAGTTGTTGGAAGAGTATCTTTTTCTGCCTTTAGCGTAGCAATTCTAGATTGTTGCTGAAGAATTTTTGCCTCATCTTTATTATTTTTGGCTTCCTGAAGCAATGCTTCCGCTTCGCCAAGTTCTTTATCAATCATTTCATGAGTTCTAAATTTCTTAACAACAACCTCTTGTCGCAACACATCTGTTCTGTCAGGTTGATCCTCTACATATCCCTTAAGAGATTCTGGAGCCTTATACAAATGAGGCTTAACAATACGAGACTCTTCACCTTGAATCGCATTATCTAATTTTCCAACTCGGCTAGGCGTACTTACTTTGAATACATCCTTAAATCCTTTAACCTCAATGCCCCACTCGTATTTTTTAAGTTCGGTGGTAATTTCTCGATACACCTCACGAACTCCATCGGCAAACTTACTAACTTCATTTAAAAATTCTGCTTTTTGAGAGCTGTCACTCTCATCTGTAATTTTTTCTCGTGCAGTCTTAAATGTCTCAAGTTGACTCAATACGCCATTGTATTGATTAAAACTACCAACAATACGACGTCTCTCTCTGCTAACCTTTTCGAAATCATTAGAAGCATTCTGTTGTGTCTTCTGTGCTTCTTTAAGTTGATTCTCTTGAACCTTTAACGCATCAAGTTCTGCCTGAAGTAGTTTTGCTTGTTCAGTGTCTTTTCTTGCGTTTGCTACGTTTACCTGAGACTGTTTTTGTTTGACCTGTTCAGAAACATCATCCAAATCCTTTTGTTTAAAGTTTTTATTAGCCTGTTCTAAAGCATCTCTTTGCTCTTGGTATTTTCTTTCGATTTCGTCAACATCTTCTTGAGTAAATGTATTTTCTTTGACATACTCAATCAGTTTATCGATATCTGCGACATCTGGAAGCTTAAGATTATCAACATCAGAGCCCACTACGCCCATTAAAGAACCAAGACCAGATGTGAAACGAGATTTCTTGGAATAACTCTCCCACATTTCTTGACGCTTCTGATCCTTGATGCTCTCATCGACTGTCGTTTGTTTGAAATTATGGGTACCAATTAATTCGAGTAATTCGCCTCTGAAGTTCTTAATCAATTGACTCTTTGCACTCTTGGCTAATTCACCAAATTGATCAACCAATGTGACTCCATGCTTTTCAACAATATGAGACAATGTGTCAATCAAATCAGTTGGATCGGCATTTTCTAGTGCGTCAAAATTTACTTCTTTCTTGTCATCATCCCAATACTGAGTTCCAACAAGTTTTCCTTCAAGAAAGCTTCTGGTCTGCTTATTTGGTTTATTAGTTCCCTGCGCATATTTAATGATTTCCTTAAACATCGCAGCAACCTCTTTGTTGTAGTCATTGTTGGGATCAAGATAGAATTTCTTTTCTGGCTTCTTTGCCGGAGTCTCCTCGGACTTTGGTTTACCAGTAGATAAAGAAGTGAAATCTCCAGTAAAGAACGCCTGCATACCAGCAGCAACGGCTTTTGCTAATGTTTCTGGGTTGATATCTACCGTTCCACCAGAAAGATTAACAGAACCTCCTGCGATACCACCACTAGCAACTGCTGCTTGGATTTCTTTTGCAAGAGCTTCTTTGTTTATGTGGAGGTCAATTTCATTGTCTTCGAAATATTTCTGAAGTTGGTCGTAAAGGCTATCGGTAACAGCCTGGACGCCAAAATAAACAGAAACCTTTTCTTTGTCTTTGTTTAGTGCCGCAGCAACTTCCTGACGCCACTCTTTTGCCTCTTTGATTCTCTCTTGAATTTCTTCTTTCTTCAGACCTTTGTCTTTGATGTCCAAAGCAACATTAAGAGGTTCTATTTCCGTACTAACATCACCGACAAATTTGTTGATTTTATTTCTAAACTTTTCTTTGTCTTCTTTCGTTAATTCAAGTTTAACATTAACGCTAGCGAGTCCGTCTATAATAGATTTTGTCGCTTTTTCAAGTTCGCCTTTGTGCTTCTTAACTTCTTTGTCAAGATCATCAAAGACTTTTTTTATCGACCCTTTTGCCTCAACAACATCACCATCTATATTTGCAAAATAAGATGTTTTATTATGCTTAAAGTGCTCATTTTCCAACACATTGATAGTTCTTATTGTTTTTGCTAGTTTCTCATTTGCAACAGTCCAAGCATGAGTACCCTCTGTGGCTTTATGGACATCTGACACAAGTTCCGGCAAAGATTCTATTTGGTTGTCTATTTCTATTCCAAGAAGTTCGGTTAGATTATATTTATCTCCAACTCCTAAATTATCCTTTAACTTCTTCTTTAAATCTGACCGGCTAAGACCCTCGTATTCAATTTCTACATCAATACTAATAGAAGATAATGAGTCTTCCATTGTTTTGATAAATTTTTTAACATCGGATACGCTTTTCCCATCAAGTTCTGGTATCAACGAAGTATTTGATATTTTATCAATTACATTTTGTAATTGTTCCGCTTCGGTAATAACGCCCTTAAACCCAAGATCTCTAAAGTCGTTTCGCAACAAGTCTATATCTTTTCTCAACCCCTTGATTTTACCATTGAACCCAACCAAAGATTGATCCATTTTATTGAATTCTTGCGTCAAAATTTTGCCGCCCTGTGCAAACTCCTCATAAGGAAACACTTTCTTTAATGTCTCAAATGCGCTCTTAAGTGCCTCGACTTCAGTTTTTAATCCCTTAGTAAACGCATCATTACCGCTGTTATCCCTAGCCGCCTTGGCAATAGACTGAATGGCTACCATCTTTTCTTTTACGGCCTTTTTAAGCTCGGCACGTTCAGTTTTATTAAGATTTAATAAATCTTGCTCAAGGGTTTTTAATTGCTGTTTAGCAGTACCACCCTCAAATAGCATCTCAATTATATATTGTGCTCTTTTTTGTTCTGCCATAAATCATTCACTCCTTTCATCTAAATTTTCGACAAGCATCATCATACAACTTGTCCATTTTTCCGTTATAATATGATTCTAAATACTTCTGTAACTGCGAATCTGCACTTGGAAAACTTCGATATTTCGCAGCCTTATTTCCCTTTTGATTCTCATCATCACTTAGGAGGAAGTTGCGCACCATATCAAATTCTTCAATGCCTGCAATACTATGCTTCATATCGATATTGTAATCAATATCATCTGGATCAAAAATTACACCACCAATATAACCATCATTATTTTCATTGGGCCTTGCAACGCCAAACGATCCGGCATGCATTGCTTCGTTTAAACTTATATCATTTGCAAGTCTCGTTTTAACAGTATTTGATGGAGTTACGAAACGCCCACCTTTGCCTCGAAATCTTCCGTTCTTCGACACTCTACTTCTTAATTCGTCTGTTCTAATATAAACTCTTGGCGTATAATTCTCATAATAGATATCCAACAATCTATATGTTTCATTGACGAAATCTCTCTGAATCTCGCTTGCCATATAAGCCATAATGTTATTTATTTTTGGCAGTTCATTATCTAGAATTGTCTCATACAATTCATCAAAAACACTTTTTGCCATAGCACAACTCCTCCAATATTAAAAATTACTTCTTGGGAATTAAATCCAAAATCCCCTTATATTTATCAAAATCAATCTGGTTCAGATCAAACTCCATCTCCGCAACCTTGTCGGCAAATGCTCCAATCAAGTCATCAAGAGCATCCGATACCTTGCCGATGTTATGTCCAAGTACAGCCTCGACTGTGTTATTATTTGCAATAACATCTTCCATCATCATATTAAGAATATTATTACAAGTAGCATACTCATCACCAATCAACGCAAGGATTGGATTGAGAAGCCCAGCCTCGCACAACATATCATACTCGTCAAGGGAGTCGTATTCTTCGCCAGAGGAAAATTCTAAGCTTGTATATGCGGAAATTATCGAGATAGTGAAAATAATATATCTAGTCACACTATCTACCTTAATCAGTCCGCCTTCCTTTGTGCAACAAGCGTCGATAACCGTTGCGCACAGTTCCCGTTTGTCTGCAAAAGGAATATATTCTTTTAATTCAAGTTCTTTTCTGAGGTATTCGATCTTCTCATCAATACCATTCTTGGTTACCATAAATTTCTTTGCTTTATAAGCATCACAAAATTCTTTAATCTTCATAATAATTTTCTCCTTTTTCTCAATAATCATTTTGTATTGTCAGAGGCGACTTTTGCCGCCTCTGCTCTCGCCTGTGCCAGTTCGTTCTGCGCAGACGCTTTAACCTGTGCGTGCAACTCTGCAAATGCCGGCTCAATCAAATAACAATTCAACCCATGCTTCTGCAGAATATCATTCACGCATTGTACTAATTCTCTTTTTGCATCGTCAAGTGCGACGATGATAGATTTCTGCTCCATATGTTTTCTCCTTTTAATCCAGTTTTGCTTTAAGTTCTGTAACAATGTTTTCGAGTTCTTGAACTCTTGCTTTGAGTTTTTGAATTTGCCATGTGTTAAGAGAAATGAATTCCTCTTTATTTAGTGTCCAATAGCCACTTTCTGTTTCCAAATTCCCCTCGAATTTTAACGCAGAAAAATCATTAATTGTCAAATTATTGTTCTCTAAACAAGACCGAACATCCTGTGCAACAAATCCTAAATGGTATCCATCTGAACTATTCTGATTATTCCACAAAAATCTAGATGGCGACAAATCATTATAGAAAGCTTCGTACCTATCATCTATCAATTCTACTTCATGTTTTAATCTATTATCACTATATTGATTTTGTACCCACCAAGAACCAGCTTTTGCTACTGCAATCCAAGGAGTTCTGGCTATCAATCCCCATTTAGTGCTTTGTGTTGAATTATATCCTTCTGCACTCACTAATATTCCAGATGTAGTTAAACATGCTCGTTGATCATACCTTGATGCTTTCAAATTGGTGTTATAAAAAACATAAGACGTACCAATATCTGCACTCTTTAACACAGCTAAATCAACGCCACCTGTGGTAAGACCATAATCTCCAGATATATTGGATGGTGCATTCAATGGGTTATCAAGGATATCTTTAAAGTCCCATCCACAATTAGTTTCTATATTGCCATTTCCGTATATTTGCAACAAAGTGTTAGAAGTGCCGGTTTTCCCAAGTTTCAAAATAGGCGAAGAACTCCACCACGGATTAGTACCTTGGTCTAAATTAAACTGTGCAACATATGTATCGTTTCCGGATATACGCTCTCCAGACAATCCATATTGATCAATCGTCCAACCACCAATTGTTCCGCCGCTAATATTTACAGCATTAGCATACAACGAACCGTCTTCCAATAATTTATAATGATGTTCGTTGCTATCCGTCCAACTAACAGTAAATCCTCCATACAGATAAATCATTTCGTCCGAATAATCTCCATAAAAATCTTCACCTACTTTAACATATAAATATGTTAAACCATCTTGTTTGTCAGTAAAGATTTCTGGAGTTACTGCACATATATAACCATCCGCAGGAAACGACTCAACATATACAAAATTATCTAGTGTAATACTATAATTGCTAATCGTACCAGTTGAAGTTGTAATTAAAATGGTTTCTGCATCTCCATAACCCTCGAAATCTACACGTATAGGATATTCATTACTTTCTCCATAATAAAAATCACGGCTAAAACTTGCATCTCCACTTCTCATTACAACATCAACCGGCTCATTATTAATCGCAGATGTATATTTTTCTGTATTTTCTTCAATTAAATGAATACCGCCAATGCTACCACCGTCAGCATGAACCGTTCCCTTAACCATTAATCCATTTGCATCTACAGTAATTCCACCGCTAACTCCACTAGCAACCGCAGAAACACTAAACTGTGATGGTGTGATTGTCCAAGAACAATTTTCGCCAGTTGATGTATTACTGACTTTAGTAGATATCGCGTCAGCTAGCTGTGTCATTTTTGAATTATAATCAGAAATTGCTACCTTTGTTTCAATTTTATCAGCAGTAACTTTTAATTCTGCTTTAGTGGCCATATCCTCAGGAGCCGGTGTCCAATCCGTTGCTTTATTTCCCTTTTCAAGTTTTATACTTTTAATGTTGTATGTCCCAATCGCACTACGAAATCCCAAGTGGATACGAACATCATTGGTACTTATCCACTTACCGGTATAATATACTTTAGAATAAATATTAGACAATGTTCCCTGCATCGAATAATATCCCATACCTGACTTTATGTATATTTGCGGAATTATCGTAGAATTTGGAGATTTCATTGTTACAGAAACTGTAAATTCTTCTCCGTCAATTAGATGAGTATTAATAAATTCTGATGCTGCATTAAAAGTGCCTAATGATACATAGTTATCGTTATCGTTTTCCGATACGATTGTTAACGAACCATCATCATTTAAAGTTGCCGTAATGCCTTCTGCAACACCAAGGACGCTAAAATCCGTAGAATTTGGTATATAATTTCGTCCACCAACACTATCAATAACCTTAGATACGGACAATTCTATACTATCTGCCGTTTGTTCAATTGTAGATTTAAGCTGTTCATTTGTTGCCATATCCTCAGGAGCTGGAGTCCAACTCGTGCCTTTGTTGCCCTCTTCAAGCTTTAGATTTGTAAATTTAATTTTATTGCCCAGAGTGTTACCGTTTACTCCTGCATATACTAGGAATTTGTCTTTTTCTGTTTGTGTCGGCGTGATAGTTCCGGATATACGATCATTTACTATTGACAAAGATTCTAACACTGATCTTGATAAGTCAGATTTAAAAAATCCGATAGCAATCTTATCTGGATTACCAGCCAATACTTCAACATCGGCGCTAAAGTGATATACTTGTCCACCAATTATAGATACCGTAGGAACATAAGACTTAAATGTATAGTTGCTTGCACTAGCATCAAGTATAAGTTCTTTCGTATCTTGAAGGAGGTTTCTGCCACCAATTTCAATACTGTCAATTGCTTGAGATACAGATAATGAAATGCTATCTTCTGTTTGTTTAATGGTAGAATATTTTTTAAGTTGTTCATTGGTCGCCATGTCTTCCGGTGCAGGTGCCCAACCTGTAGCATATGACCCTTCTTCCACTTTAATATCCCAAAGGTCATATGTAATATCAGTTTGACTACTGCGATTTGGTTGTATATATACAGAATTGTTGTTTGCAATTTTCTTTGCAATAAAAGTCAATACGACACGATGTTTTGAGTCGTCATCCGGAAGATTCCAACCTGAATAATACTTTTCAGAAACAGGCTTGCCATCTAGACATTGGCTTTGAATACTGTGGCTTCCCGTATGTCCACCAATATTTTCAAGAGTACCACCAGTCTTCTTGAAGCAAAAACTAAGAGTATATGTTTTCCCATCTTCTAATATCGATTCATTTATATATGTAGCCAAGACTGGATCTGTTTTTGTAATATTCCAAAAATGCCCCTCATTCGTATTTACAGTTGCTTGATGAACAATCGAATCAAGAGTCGCAAGATTTCGTCCACCGATATCACTAATTGATTTGTGAATAGAAGAGGTAAAAGCTTCGTGAACCGTCAAACTATTAACATCAATCTGATCTGCAGTAATAGAACCTGTAGCAATCTGGGAACCATTTATTATTGTTACATTATTTTCAACACACCAATCTGCCAACGACTTCCCACTCATTTGAGCCGACAATGTTGCCGCCTCAATTTGACTTATTAAAGTTGGAGGGTTTGGAGCATATGTAACATCGCCGTTTGTCCACTCTGTCTTCGTAGTTGTCCAAATATACGTATTGCTATCCCATGTGGTGGGAAATGTGTCTTTCCAATAACCAGACGACATAGCACTGTCTGATATTACTGGCGGCGTCTTGTCTGACGCAGATGCATAATACAGTTTGGTTTCATTAGATATGCCTCGACCGCCATCTCCTTTGTCGCCCTTATCGCCTTTATCGCCCTTATCTCCTTTGCCACCAGTATCGCCTTTGTCTCCTTTTTCACCCTGCTTTGCAACGCCATACGCCACTTTACCATCTGAAAATGTAGTTTTAGTCCATAAATAGTGTCCTTCGCTTACAGCAACTACCGAATCAGACCAAGTACCAGTCGGAGCGTCAGTCGCTGAAGCTCCGGCCTGATATTTAATTGAACTTACTGTGACAGAAGTGCCGTCATTGTAATCAACACCTTTCACAGGAGTCTTACCATCGTCGCCTTGTCGTGCATAAGTATATGTAACAGTGTCAGCCTTGTCTGGATCTGTGTAATCCGTAATAGTGCGCGTCCACAGATATTCCCCTTTATTCACTGCCGGCATCTCAGAATCCCAAGTGGTAGGCATAGTTGAAGCAGATGTTGATGTACCATATGTGACAGTTGTGGAGTTAATGCCAACACCAATATTGGTAATGGTTATCGAACCATACACTTTTGTTAACATACAATCAACTCCTTCTCGAATTACGCAGTTACCGCAACATCTATTACAATTTTCTGATCGACAATATCGCCGTCAATATAGATAACTTTGTCTGTTACATCAGACCCTCCAGTATAGTTAATGATTGTACCATCGCCTTTTCTAAAGGTATAAGAATATTGCTTCTTTGGCAAATCCTCTTCGCCTGCCTCTACCCACTTAGAACCGTCATGCTTCATTAGAATTGCCTTTTTATCTGTTGTATCTAACTTATAATAGAATTCTCCAGCAGTCCCATCCGGTTCAACGGTTAAGAATCTGTCGGACTTAAGTGCATCAATTTCAACACCTTTTTGGGTAACCTTTGTATATACGGCCCCGTATCCCTTACCATTAACAATCTGAGTGCCAAGACTACAGTGAACGGAAACCTGGATGGGATCGGTTCTGTCTTTAACTGCAAAGTATTGTGTATACTTGTTTGTACTGTTTGTTGGATATGTTGCCACACATCTATAAGAAGCATAGCCGTTAACATCATCGGATGTTACTGTTAATTGACCAATAGTCACATTGCTAATTGTATTATACGATCCGTCTGCATATTTCGACCACTCGTATGTAGCCTTGTTTGTCACATCAGTAGAACCGTCTAAGAGATATGCAGTAAGAACAACATCATTTTCACCATTAACAATAATGTCTCCATTGGGCGAGAAGATCTGCAGCAATACTGCATTCTCACCATCAATAGACTGAATACTCTTGGACCACTGATAATAATGCACGGATGATGTGCCATTACATGTAGCGGTGATTGTAATAGTACCAGAATCTGTTCCGCCAAGATTTGACCCCTTTGCTACATCAAAGACAAGTTGTCCGCTATTGTTTGGAGTACCAGCGGCGTTGGTTTTCAGCGTTATGCCATTTGGAAGTGTAGAATAAATAACACTACATGCAGCCTTAGTTGTACCAATATAGCCAGTAAATGGAATTGTTAAAGTCATATTTGCCTTTACATTGCCAGCGCTATCACAAGGGATAATATCTGCCGGATTACCAAGAACAACGTTGGTTGCGGATACACCTTGTTCGCCCTGTTCACCCTGTTCACCCTTTTGACCATCGCTTGTAACTACGATAGTCTGAGAATCCAAAACGGCTCCTCCACCACCTGAGGAGAACAACTCGCAACGCACCGAAGTTAAACTGTTGCCTGTAAACGTGTATGTGCATGAACTTTCATTCTGTGCAGATGTATAAGACGCACTTTCGCTATTGTTGGTATATATCTTAAAGCGTCCCTCGTAAGGCGTTCTAGCCTTATTGCCATCCTGCGAATATGCAGTAAATGTCACCTCTGCAGGTGTATACACATTCTCGACAGTTCTATTAGTCGCAAGAGTGCTTGCCGCAATGCTATACATAATTGGGCTCGTACCATCTGCACCAGCCTTCATCTTTGTTAACGAAAAGATTTTGATAATGGGAGTATACGTATCCTTGGTACACTTAAATGTTACAGAACCAGACACCTGAGACTCAGACATACTAGTTACTGTATAAGTAGCAGTTTCATTGTCAAAGCTACCGTCTACACCATTTTTAATGATTTCAATAGCCCAATCAGCCGTTACATCCTTTCCGCCTTCAAGAATTGTAATTTTACTTTTTGCGTTGGCAAAAGCTCCGTCTAATGGGTTGTACGCGCTGTCACAAGGAATCCACTGGTCGTCATTATCCAAAACGCCCGCCACAGTGCTATTACCAGCCACACCGTCATATAACTTAGTGATGGTGTAAATATCATACACGGAAGTGTCGTCTGTAGTAATTTTTAATGTAGCAATATCGCCATTGAACACATTATCAGTTGCATATACATTCAATGTTTCGCTCGAATTATTATCGTTGTGATCAGTTGGATATGCAACCCAATTCTTATTTGCATCTTGATATTGCCATTGTGCGATGCCAACATTACTGGTAACGGCAGTCAATGTAATAATACCGGTGCCATATACAACACGGTTTTCATTATATTTAAATACATTTTCACCACTAATTCTACACTGCTTTGCCAGAGTTGCATTTTTAACCAATGTAAATGTAATCTGTCCCTTTGCTCTCAATGTTGCTCCAGAATCTGGCTCCTTGTATACGGCCTCGCACAGATAGGTTAAAACACCGTGCGCACTATTAGACAAGACATTCTTATTAACAGTTAATTCGTTCTGGCTATTTTGTGTTTCGCCATCTTGCAGTGCAACTTCATCGCCGGTGCCGTCTTTGCGCGTCCACACAACAGTTAAGCCACTGGTATTCGATGTTAATTGCTCTCCAGCATAATATACGACTGGTCTTAAAAGAACATGGTTAAGCGTCCAGTCTGGGGTATATGTGCCTTGGTTTGGATCGTATATAACAGATAAAGGCGAATTAGATTCAGGATAAATAGAAAGTTCACCTATGTCAGTGATATCTACGATTGTAATTGATCCATAAGCAGTAGTTTTTGTACTCATATTTTTTTCCTCCATAAATAATCTTTTTATATTAAATTTCAACCGCACAATTAAATACGGCTCTACTCCAAATATCTGCAGAAGTTATTTGAATAGCGTTTACATGGTTTCCATATGGTGTTGCTCGCCATTCCGTATCAACAGTGCCGTCGTTATTAATCTTTTCCCATGTAAATGCCGAATTTGACAATGTGTCGGTAATATCTACGCCAGCCTTGAACACATGACAGGTTAAAACCGTTGTCACATCTCTGCTTTTAAAAATATTGCCTCGACTAGACCATATTTGAACATCTATGGTATCTGCTTCAATTTGTTTTCTTGTATCTTCGTCAAATGACTCGAAAGTTACTTGCCCCTTAAGGTTGATGTGATCTGCTGAAATAATAACACCAGACGTATCATTATTGACCGCAGTTATAATAGATGCGGCATTTACCTTACCATCAGAACCAACAGCCTCAACAACCTGTGCAATACTTGCACCAGCATCATTGGCAGTTTGTTTGATGGTCGCAAGGTTATATTGTTCTCCATTCTCATCCTTGGTCCAAGACGCTAAACTTTGTACCTCAGATTCTGTATCTGTGATGCGAGCGCCTAGTGTTGCCGCACTTCCACGAGCATTAGTAACCTCAAGAGCAATTTCATTTGCAGTCTGTCGTACTTGGCTTATCGATCTGTTGTTGACATTGCCAGCTAGTGTGGCTACTGCAACCCAACGATCTTCGTCCCATTTATAAAGAGTGTATGGCTCATATCCATCGGCTACGGTCTTGCCGTTTGTATACCAATAGCCAAAATCTCCGCCAACAGATGGTGCTTCTATACTGAAATACACAGCCGGCGCAGATGTGTTGAGTTTATCTTCGCTATAATTCTTATCAACGGTAATCCATCCATACAAACCATTCGGAAGTTCTCCCCAACGGTATAAATAGGTAGGCGTAAATTCTCTTTCGTACGCATAAGTATTTTCACCGTCGGTATAAGAGTATGTTTCTTTATGAGATGTTATTGGCACATAAATAACGCCCTCTTCCAAAATATTCGACGCTTGCTCTAGCGTTAAGCCATGTGCCGTAGAGTATTCACCGACACTATATTTATCAATTTCAATCACAAGTGATTGAAGCGACTTTGCGTTCTTCAAAATGGCAGACTTTGAAAACTCCAAGTCATCTTCTACCGTTTCAATCTCTGCTTTGGTCGCAAGACCATTATCAATGTAGTTAGCCAAATACGAAGCGCCAACATTCCCTGTTTCTGGGTCTTTCCAAGTAGTCAGTGGTTCTAGCGTCTTGGTTAATTCTCCAACCTTTGATGCGGCATCATTTGCAGATGCCACAGCCTCATTTTTCATACTTTCAGCAGAAGTTGCAGCACTTTCAGCAATAGCTTTAGCCTGAGTCGAAGTTAGCGTAGCATTAGATACTTGTGTTTCCAAATGCTCAACATCAGATGTGACCTTATCAACAACGCCCAATGCATTATCAACCTTATCAGACATCTCTTGATTGGATACGCCAATCTCGGTTACCTTATTGTGCGCTTGGTTAGCAACATTAATAGCAGAAACGATATTTTTTTCGTTAGCAATAACCCTCTCATCAATCTCATTTAGATTAACGCCAATACGATGCGTTACATCTGCCTGTACGCCAAGCATAATTACGGCATACTCAACACCATTTTTGTTTTCTCTTGCTAGAACTCTGTATCCATAATCTGAATCAGACTTCTTGGCATAACCATATGTGTTGGAAATGACGCAGTCGCCAACCTCAACATCCAATTCACAACGCACATCTACCAATCCAGAGGTTGCTATAAGTCCATATGACTCGGCTCTTGGTGATAACTCACTTTGTCCACCAACAAAGCCAGCAACCTCTACGGAAACACCAAAAATATCTGTGCCGTTACAAATGGTAATCTCGGATGTTCCGGGCACCAGGCTTACAAAATATCCATATGTATCATATGCGGCGTCTTTCCATTCATAATAATTGGCAATATTGTGCTTGTCGGAATATACGGTCTTTAGTGCTTTAATGTCGTCGAGTTCTTCACGCAATCCAGTAATTGCTCCAATAGTGTGCTGGTTTGGGTCAGATGCGTTGTGGTTTACAACAATTCTCGTTCCTGACGGCACACCAGCCACTTCTTGTATGGCAACAGTAAATGGCGCTGGCTCTTCGACTTTTACAGTTTGTGAGGCGACGACATCTATGGCGATATCTGTAGTTGTTTCGCTTTCATAAACATGCGCTTCTGGCGCCTCAATAAGTATTTCTTCTGTTCTACCTTCTATTATAAAATCATTATCAGCCATAATCTCACCTCTTTATTTGTAATAAATATTAATTAATCTCATCGATTAAAGTCGGATATATTGAAAAATACTCCATCGGGTGCGAAATATCATCTACAATAGCCTGAACGCGTCCTTTATATTTATCCATAAATCTCATTGTTTCTTCCGCAGTCAGCTCTACAACAAAAGACTTTGGTTCTCCACTCACCTGTGCAAATCCATCATTAGTTTGCGCTACATCGATTGCATCTTTATATTGCTCCCATGTTCCATCTATATACACATAATATGTCGGACTACACTCGTATATTTTGCTTTTATCGATTGCCTCAGAAGAATAATCAATCTGTGTAAATTTCATATTAAACGATGCGCTAGACAACCACTTGCTGCTTGCAGAATCATAACGAAAGTATGTTGGACCGCAAAAATATATCGCTTCCTTGTCGAATTGCTCTGTCCAATAATTAAGTTTTACTGTTCGTGGTGTAACAATCGAATCCGTCTCTTCCCACTCTGCTTTTGCAATATTATACATATAATATTTGGCAGGACACATATAAATCTTACTTGTATCGTGGTAATCATCATCTATCCACTCATCTATTTCAACGACAGGAACGAGCATATTGTTTGATGCCTCCCACATAGGATTAGTCAAGCCTGCATTATAACGGTAGTATACAGTTTTACACACATAAACTTTATCAGTGTCATGATCATCAGAATCAATCCACAAATCTATTTCCACTGCCCCAGCGCATGGACTATCACATTCTATCCACTCGCCATTATCATATTTATAATACGTCTCGCGCACTCCAGCTTTCTCAAACTGATCTGTATTGACATTGTACCGATAATAAAATTCTTCCATCATGCAAATCTTAGACTTGTCGCATTCATCATTCAACGCACTGACTTTTTGTGGGCGACCATATGTAATCCAACCGCTACCATTGTACTTATAATAAGTTTCTAATGCACAATAGGTCTTGTTTTGATTATAGGTGCTCACCTTTGTTAAATCCCAATAACTGATTTCCTCTATCGGTAAAATTTCTGTTGTGCTTTTTTGCCAACTTTTTCCATCATAGCGATAATAACTCTGATTATATACGCACGCCCTCTTTTTATCCATTGTGTCTGGTATGTTGTCTTTTCCAGCACGAGATAATGTCTGAGGCTCTACGCTTGGTGCTTGGAGTGTAATATCCCACTTATTAGTTTTTGGGTTAAACTGATAATACGACTGTTCGCACTTATAATACTTACTCATATGACAATCGTTACCAAGAGGATAAACATTAATTGTACCGCCGAATATATCACTTTCCGTTGGTGGCGTATCGCTTGTTTTTTGTTCATTGGAGTCATACCAGTAATACTTTGTGCCAACTTGATAAGTTTGAGTCGTATCAAGATTGGCATTCCACTCGTCAATCGCTTCAAATTCGTTGTTATACTCCTTGACAATTGGCATTGGTGCTGTTGGTTGATTACCATTATTATTAAACTGAGAAAATATTACCTTAATACTATTAATATCCTGGAAATCAGTAGGCGTTGTAAATTTAAAAGGTTGTTTTACTCCTCGAATCATAGTTCTCACTCCTTTCCATCAAGAGAACAATGTTTTCTCTTATTAATTATTTCAATCATTGCTCGTCCTACTTCGCAATGAATATCTTATTATTTTTTGAATAATCTGCACAATACGCCAATTAACATTGAGCAAATCCCAATAATTATTGCACACCCAATAAATACTGGGGATGAGAGCCATGCCGGTTCAAGTATGCCCATACGGTCCAACATAACAAAGTTATGTATCATGAAAGCGAAACACCACAAAAACAACAAGCATGGCACAAACGCAAGCTTTTTATCTGCTTTTATAAGGAATCCAATGAGCACCAACAACACTGGCAACACAATGAATTTCGCAACCCATGCACAGTTGTGCTCAAATAAAAAGCGAGCAATTGGGTTCGCTTCAACATGAAGTCCAACAAGTTGTATGGCATACAATGTTTGTGCATAATCAACCATATGTAAGATAAATGTTGATATTAGCAAGATAATTGTTGGTAACATAATATACCTCCATTTGTAATTATAACATTTTTTCTACTTGTCCAATCCACTCATTAAATGTTAAAGTCTCTAATACCATTCCTTCTGCATACATTCTATTCTTGATTCCCATAATAATTTGAGTTTTCGCATCTTGCGGAATTTCATCGTGCAGATGTTTATACTTCAACCAGTACTCCTTAAATCGCTTTTCAGTTGCATAACGATAATCCTTATTTTCTTGGTTAAGCCACTCATCCTTATTCATGGTGAAATAAGCATCGTAAATCATACTGGTAGCATAGAACATTGCATCATCCTTCATTTTACGGTTTAAAAATTGCGTAATAAGAGCGTCGTTACTATCAAGCATGTTATTGTATGTCTTCAAGATATATTTAGGATCATGGCGGCAAACAGATGCGTCTCTCCAACGCCAAAGGTAAAATGATGTTTGAGAGTACTTTAATTCTTTGGCAAGTTTTTGACATAGACAGTTAAAGTAACTGTCTTCGTGGATTGTCAAACTGTCGTTCCATCTTATATTATTATCAATCAGATATTGTCTGCGATGGATTTTGCCGTGAACGAAAGTCGAGTCCATATCATGATTGATATAAATTGGTTCTTTTGTTTCTGGTATGCGAGATTCCTCAATGAATGCAGAAACCAGACTGTCAAAGCCTCCATTGTCTATTTCTCTGAATACAATATACAGACCGCATGCGTTGTAGAACATATCATCTGCGTCGCAGAACATTACATAGTCTGCTGTCGCATAATCAAGACAAGCATTGCGGGTAGCAGATACTCCTTTGTGTTCATGTAAGTGATATTCGATTAGGAACGAATATCTATTGAAGAGTTCTTGCGACAAATGCACATCGGTGCCATCATTAACTATAATAACACCAATGTCATTTTTAAGGTCTACATTCTGTTGAACTTCGATACTGTCGAGTAGTAGTTTAATTATCTCCTCAGTTTCTTTATATTGAGGAACAAGTAGTTGTAATTTCATTCTTTTGTCTCCTTTTAATATCCTTATTGTTTATTTTCCGAAGATGCGATTTGAGAAATACGACCATTGACTTGCGGCTTTATAAGATGCTACGAGCGATGTTGGTACGAAAATTGAACCCTTGGTTGACCAAATACCAGTATTAGAAAATGCGTTTGAGTTGCTTAATCTACATACAGAAGTATTGGTTAAATATATTGATATAAGACTTGAGCAACTGCGGAACGCATAGTTCCCAATATATGTGGCTACTGGAAAACTTACACTTGTAAGACTTCTGCAATCTTGGAACGCATAGGCTTCAATACTTGTGGCTACTGGAAAACTTACACTTGTAAGACTAGTACAAGAAGTAAACGCATAGCTCCCAATATATGTAACTTTTGGAAAACTTACACTTGTAAGACTTGAGCAACTGCGGAACGCATGGCTCCAAATACTTGTGACCACTGGAAAACTTACACTTGTAAGACTTCTGCAATCTTGGAACGCATAGTTCCCAATACTTGTAACTTTTGGAAAGCTTACACTTGTAAGACTTGAGCAACTGAAGAACGCATAGTTCCCAATATATGTGGCTACTGGAAAACTTACACTTGTAAGACTTGAGCAATATTGGAACGCATAGACTCCAATACTTGTGGCCACTGGAAAACTTACACTTGTAAGACTAGTACAAGAAGTAAACGCATAGCCCCCAATACTTGTAGCTTTTGGAAAACTTACACTTGTAAGACTTGAGCAACTGCGGAACGCATACTGCCCAATATTTGTAACTTTTGGAAAGCTTACACTTGTAAGACTTGAGTAACTGAAGAACGCATACTGCCCAATATTTGTAACCCTGTCATTGGTATAAGTCGTCAAAGTCCTTGTCACTAACCCGTCTTCCGCACTCGTATCTCCGCCACCTCCCGCACTCGCAGTACCAACCACTCCAAAAATACTCTTGCCACTTACGATATTACTTGCCACAAGATTCGCATCGCCTTTAACCGTAATGGCGCCACCAACATAAGTGTTTGCCGATACAGCAGTTTGATTTGTAGTTCCTGGTGTTATAGTAGTTGCCGCCTTAAATGCCAATTGGCTCGTGGCAGATTTTGTGCCAGCCGTAACATAACCAGCTGTTTGAGTCGCCGTTGCAGTAATAAGACCAGTAGAAGTGTTCACCGAAATAGAAGGTGTCGCTTGTGTTGCAGTCGTCACAGATTTTGTAGCATTTGTAGAATAGTAACCCGCTGGAACAGTTACAGTAGCACCGCTCGCAGTCAAGTTGCTAGAAGTTTTTGTAGCAATCGTACCAGTTACCTTTGAGCCTTTTACATAAGCAGTCTTGCCACTCAAAATGTCGCCCGAAGTCGCAGTAGCATCGGACGTATCCGCACCTCCCGCTTCTGGCAATTCATTGACTTTAGCAAGGAGGGCTTCAAGTTGTGTTGTGTTGTTGTTTAAATTTGACATTGATTAGCTCCTCCTTTTACGTCACGTCTCCGGAGTAGCATGTTATTGTACCACCGTCTGATAAAAACATAAACATGAATACTCCGAATCCAATGGATTGTCTTAAATAACTGCCAGAACAGTCTGTCATCATTTCTTGACGATAAGCTAATACTCCATTCAATGCATTGACGGTTTCTGTTGTACCAGCACCTACGGTTTGAATCTGTTGTGAACTATCCCAATAATACACCTCGCTGCTTGATTGATTATTGACTGTGACGCTAACAGTCGTAGCTCCGCCCCCACCACCTGCTTCAGGTAAGGAGGCTGCCACATCTTTTGCCGCATTTACTCTTGTAATAAGAGCGTCTAATGCTGTGTTATTTGTTTGTAATTGTGTTTTGTTAGACATAGTTGGTTACCTCCTTTACTCTATTGTGAATGTTAGTGTTACTGTAGAATTCGCACATTCTGAACCTAAAAAAACTTCTGAATTTTCAAAGTGTCCATAACGTACGTCGGGGTAGGTTTTCTCTTTAATCCAACTGGAAGCGCCATGCGAGAAATCACTTATAGATACAATAGAATTGCACAGAACATCTTCTAGTATTATAATATCATCAGTAGATGTAAACACGTAATTTTGGTATGGACTATCATCGTCTATCGTAGATACAAATAACGGCATACCATCTTTCAATTTTAAATACATAATTTCAAAAAATGTTTCGGTGTAAACACCATTATCAAAATATTCCTGACTACACTTAATTTGAACAGTGCATGTTTGTAATCCAGCACCTGAACCACCGACCTTTCCCGCCAGTTCTGTCTCGAGAGCAGTTACCGCAGACTCCAATGAAGCAAGTTTTGTAGTATACGTATTTGTTTCTTCTGAAACATCTTCTCCAGTACTAGCAACATTTACAGTTGCGGAAGCATAAGATTTTACATCGTGAGTGCCATTTGTTGTGATAGTTTTTGTACCACTTGGAATAATATAATTACTCGGTATCGCCGCAACAGTAACTGCTCCAGTAGTATAAACATTCTTAGCAACAGCAGTCTGACTACTAGTGCTTGGTGTAATAGTTTTTGCGGCTTGAGTAGTCATCTGCTTTGTACCAGTTTTGGTTCCAGCACTTACATAACCAGCAGTCTGGGTCGCTGAAGCGGTGATTTTACCATTGGCGTCGATACTAACACTTGGTGTTGCTTGGGTAGCAGTTGCCACGGACTTTGTTGCTTGTGAAGCATAGTATCCAGCAGGAACTGTTACAGTTGCACCAGAAGAAGTGAGATTTGATGATGTTTTAGTAGCAATTGTACCAGTGATAACATTACCGTCACCATCAATAGCTTCTTTACCGCTAAGGATATCTGCGGCAACAGCGGGGTTGTCAAGAGGAGGTAGTGTTGCTCCTCCCGCCTTGCCTTCAAGAGCGGTTGTAATTTGAGCAATCAGTTCTGCCTGTTCTGTAATCTCTGTATTGGCGGCATCCACATCTACTTTCATCTCATCAAGACTCTTTGTATCAGTAGTACCGCTAAGTTCACGAATTTCGTCGGCGAGTGCCGTCATTTTTTCATTAATGCTCATATTACCACGCTCCATTCAGGATTGCTTCGTCAACATAAGATTTGATTTCTGCCTTGTCTGCGTCGGTCCAGTAATCGGTTCCGCGGATAGGGGTGTAGCCGGGGGCACCAGTATCGCCCTTGTCGCCCTTTTCCCCGTTCGATCCAGTGTCGCCCTTGTCACCTTTGTCACCTTTATCGCCCTTGGCTCCGTCTGCACCTTTTTCGCCTTGGATGCCTTGTTCACCCTGATCTCCTTTATCTCCCTTGTCACCCTTGAGGTCTGCAGAAGATGTGCCGGAAGCAGAGGTGATAGTGAGGGTGGTGCCGTTCCAAGAGTGGGTTGCAGAAATGCCGTCTGCTCCGTCTTCACCTTTGTCGCCTTTGAGGTCGCCGGAAGCTTTTGCATTGGCGAGAGCCGTGTCAGTATAAGCCTGCGCTTCGTGAAGGATAACGGCGTCTTGCGTGGCAATTTCGTTTTTGAGTTCGTCTAAAGATACACCCATGATCGTTTCGCAGTTTTCTGCATTGAGTGCTTTTCTCACAAGAATGCCATTTTCATCTTTATGATCGATATAAAATTTTGAATCCTCAAAAGTGTACCAGCAATACCCTTCTGTGAGAGTTGCTGGCAAGTTACTTTTAGATCCCTTAGAAATTTTAAAAAGTGCCATAATTGTTCTCCTTTCTAAGTGAGAATTTTGTTGGCTATGTAAAAGTTTCTTTGTGCCTCTAGCTACAAAGCCAACTGTTGTTTTCAAAGTTAAAGTTTGTTTGTAATGTTTGTTTAAAGAAGGCTAGCGAGTTGCCACGCTAGCCTTGTTAAGGTTTGTTCGATGTTCTGTTAAATTAAAGTCTATTGGACAGTTTTATCCCATGGTGTCGGGGACATAATTATAATGAATGGTAGCATTAAGCAAATACTGATTATTATTGCCAATGGTAATGTTACCCCATTCTTCTTCTGTGCCTGTATAGTAAACATCAGAAAGGTTTCTGCATCCATCAAATGCATACTCAGCGATATTTGTTACACGATTTCCAATTGTAATATTTTTCAATCCAGAACAGTCCTGAAAAGCACATGTGTCAATTGATGTTGTGCCCATAGGAATTTGAACGCTTTGAAGTGCACTATGATAAAATACATCTTGACTAATTGTTGTTACACCATCTGGGATTTCAATGCTAGTTAATGAGTTGCAATTACCGAATACTCCCTTGCCAATTTCAACAAGAGAAGATGGTAAAACAATTCGTTCTAAGTTATAACAATTATTGAATGCCTCATCCTTAATATAAATTACTCCATGCGGAATGTAAACAAAGGTTAGATTTTTGCACTGTTCAAATGCAATGTCTCCAGAATAATTCCAATCATCATCATAATAGCCACTTCCGATTGATGTAATAGTTCCATCTGAAGGAAGAATCAATTCTCCAACCAGGGCCGCTTGAGACGAATTCTTCCATGCGTCCAAATCAAAGTTGCTATAAACAACCCCATCTGTCACATGAACAATTTCATTTGCAAGCAAGTCCTCCCATGATGTTGTAAGGAGTGCCGCCGCACCATCTGTGTCGCCAGATTCAGCAAGAGCATACGCGCCTGTCTGATAAAGACCTGGAGCGAGCAATACCGAATTGCTGGCTTCGCCACTCAAGCTCTCAAAAGCCCCCCTCCAAGCTAGCAATCGCACCCGAAAGCTTAGTGGAGTCAATAGAGAATTCAGCACCGCCTACAGTAATCTTGGCGCCATTACCAGCAATAGTGCCAAGGTAAGAAATGAAATCATTAGTTGCAGTAGTCAACTTTGTAGAGTCAACACCATACCCAACGCCACCGAAATTGATTGTAGCACCCTCACCGTTCATAACGGTGGAGAGATGAGACTTCAGACTGTCAGAGGCAGGAGCAAGGGCTGACTCATCAATACTATAATTTTTGTTATTAAAATCTATATTAATTTTTGCCATAAAATTAATCTCCTTTAATTAATTTAATAAGGACTACCGAGAAAACTCGGTAGCCCTATTGTGTTTATATGAACCTAATCAGGATCAAAATTCACCCCAAGTGTGAGCCTGTTGTATCAGTGCATCAACCTCTGCCTGAGTATATGTCTGTTCCTTGGTGTATACATTTCCAGCAAGAGCGTTAACCTTGCCTTCGGCATCAGCAATTGCGTCAGCCTTAGCAGTGTCTGCGTACTTCTGAGCTTCCGCGAGAACTACTGCATCCTGGTTAGCCGCGTCAGTCTTTGCGGCCTCAATGGCAGTAGCAAGTTCGGTTTCCTTAGCTTCACGAGCAGACTTCTCGGTAGCAAGTTCACCAGTTGTGGCATAGCCATATGCCTCAATCTGATCCTTAACCTCTGCAGCAGTAGTCTTTGTCTCAGCAAGAGCCTTTGCACCTACTTCATTATCCCAGTTGGAAATCTGAGTAGCACTAATGTCATAAGCAGGCTTCTTCTCAATGACATCAACCTTGCCTTCAAGAACTCCGATTGCAGTTGCCATATTGATTGCATCACCGGAGTGTGTATCAATATACTCAACAAGCTCAACAAGGCTATCAAGAGTTTCCTTGTCAGTTGCAGTCTTAATTACGTCATCAACGATGGACTTAACCTCATCCTCGGTTGTATACTGAGCAAGGTTTGCGTCGGTAAACTTCTGATCTACATAACCCTTTGCTCTGTCCTCTGCGCCAATAGGCTCATAAGTAGTAGCAAGGTTAAGGGCACCAATCTTGGCGTCAATCTGAGCGTCTACTTCCTCAACGGTAGTAGCAGCCTCAGCAGTAGCCTTAACACCATTAAGAGCCTCGGTTGTTGCAAGAGGAGCAATTGCGTTTGCAATGTCGGTAGCAACCTGAGTCTTGTCGGCCTTCTTGTCAAGCTCGGCGTTTACATCAGCAGTCTTTGCATAGCCTGCGTTATTGGTGAAATCACCAAGGTCTGTAGGAAGATCAGCAGTCTTAGTATAATCTGCGAACTTAGCGTCAACACCGGCAAGTTCATCCTTAGTAGCATGCTTTGCGGATTCAGTTTCAAGAGCAGTAATCTTACCCTCAGCAGTGTCCATTCTGCCTTCAACAGCATCAACCTCGTCCTGAACGCCCTTTACGGCTTCCTTACGAGCATCTTCCTCTGCCTTAACAGCCGCAGCAATCTGAGCCTCAACAGTGCCCTCGCCATCACCGAAGTTACCTTCGAGCGCGGCGATTCTGGTCTCAAAGCCCGCGTCTGCATCGGTACGAGCCTTAGTCTCGGCAGCGAGAGCAGCATCATTGGACTCTACATATGTAGCGAAATCATCGGCAACTTTCTTGACATTTTCCTTTGTCTCGAAGTTAGCAATATCGGCAGCCTTAAGGTAGTCGCCTTCGATAACACCAAGTCTTCTGTCCTGCTCGTCGTCAATAGCCTTCTGAGCCTCTGCAGTCTTATAGTCTGCAAATTTGGCATCGACAGCCTCAACCTCGGTCTTAAGAGCGTGCTTTGCAGACTCTGTCTCAAGATCGGCAATCTTGCCTTCGTTAGCAGTTACACGCTGACCAAGAGCTTCAAGGTTACCAGAAGTTGCAATGCCGTCAGTCTTTGCGTTGATGTAGTCAACAACAGTCTTAGCGGTATCATGGGTGAAAGTGCCAACATATCCAGTGATGTCATCAGCAGCCTTCTGAGCAGCCTCGATTGCGGCATCCTTACCATCTGCATAAGCTTGTGACTCACTGAGAACTACCGCAGCCTGATTAGCGGCCTCGGTCTTTACCTCAGCAAGTTTAGCATCTGCCTCGTTCTTGCTATATGCGTCAAGATAAACAACCTCAGCAGAAGCGCCCTCTTCGCTAGAAGTAACCTGGAAGTATACACTAGACTCTTCGGCTTGACCTTCAAATTCATAAGTAGTATTAGTATCCTCTACGTTTTCAGTAGCGGTCTTGTAGCCAGTGATATGACCATAACCGTCAGTCTCTACGGCAGTGATATAGGTACGAGTCTTCTCGTCACCCTCTGCAGTGATATCTTCAGGAGCATCGATTGTAGCATGATTATACTTAATAGTACCATCAGCGGCAACTGCGGCAACGGTCTTATCGCCGTCTGCAAACTTAAGGGTAGCGTCGTTGTTAACGCCGTCTACGGGTCTCCAAGTATCCTCGATGTCATCACCGGAAGGAATCAGGAACCACTTTTCACCATCATATACGATGGAGTCGCCAAGCTTAGCATCTACATCATCAATCTTGATATTGATGTTCTCGCCGGCAACCTTGTACATATCTCCCTTAGCGGGGTTCTCAGGAAGGGTAGCAGTTGCGCCCTTGAACTCCATTGCGGCGGTAGTTGCGTTAGTAATAAGGTCGTTGAGCTCTGCTTCGGTCAAGCCAAAAGGTCTATAAGACAGAACGCCGTCAATAACCTTAACTTCATAGTGCTTCTTTTCGCTGCTAACATAAGCAATTAAACCTTCGTAAGCAGCCGCATTATCAATATAATTCTGAAGACCGTCCAGGGAAGGAACGACTAATCTGGAATCAAGAGGCTTCTCACTCAGAAGCTCAAAGTTAGTACCTAAAGAGATTCCACCTTTATTCAATAATTCATAATTAATAGCCATAGTTCAAAATCTCCTTTCAATTAATACTTATACTGAACCTTGAAGCCGCTTACAGTTGCAGCACCACTTGCGTATACATAATATGTCTGAGTTGTGCCATCAAGACCAGTTACAGACACTTCACTTCTTGTGTAGTCGCCAATAGTCTCGAAGTTGTTGGGGTCAAGAATGCTCTTAAGAACGCCGTGAGCCTTAGGATAAGCGATTACCATACGACCGTTTTCGCAACTATGAGTTACGGTCTTGTTGCCCTTGGACTCAACCTTCTTGGTCAGACCATCGATAAGAACCTCATCAATAGTAGCATCAGCAGCGCATTCGCCCATGTAATAAGGATATACGAAAGTAGAAGCGCCAACGTTCTTATCGGTAGAAGTTGTGCCGTCAGTTACGGTAAACTTAAGGTTAGGATTATTATCCTTGGTTACGGTAATGCCAAGGTTACTAAAGGTAATAGTACCGCCAGCCGCAACAGCGTCACCAGTCTTCTCCTCAAGAACAGTAGAACCGTTCAGAAGTTTAATGCTAGTAATGGGCTTGGACTTCTTGGTTACGCTAATTGTTGCGCTATTAAGAGTCTGGCTTGCACCATTCTCAAGAGTAGCAGCCGCAGCACTTCTAGAAGAGCTGTTAATGGTAAATGCAATATAAGGATAAAGAAGCTGGTTAAGGATCTCGTGAGTGGTCATGCCGTTAAGGTCGGAACCAGCAGCAATGCCACCAAACTTATCAACGGTAAGAATATCGGTTACGAACTTATCCTCTTCATCAACATAAGCCTTAGCATCAGTAAGAGCCTGAGCTGCAGAACCATATGCATCATATGTGTTCTCAGGAATTACATCCTGCTTACCAGCAAGAGCGTCTGCAAGACCATTGACTTCGGACATTTCGTGGTTGTGTGCAAAGTCAGTAATGTCAGCCTTTACATGAGTATGCACCTCTGCGGCATAATCGCCAGCAGCCTGCTTACCATCAAGAGCATCCTGAAGACCATCTACGTCAGCAATTGCGTGCTTTTCGGGATGTGTGTATACTACGACCTCTTCGCCGTCAACCTTGATGTTACCGTTGGTCTCAGAAGCCTCAACTTTGGTGCTCTCAGGAATAATAATATCAACTGCCTTATCCTTGATTTCAAGAGCCTCACCATTTACCTTAACGGACTCAATGATGTTAGCCTGTGCATCAGCAGGAGCGTGAGCGACCTGAGAGTGAGCATAAGCAGTGCCCCACTTTTCTACATCGCCGTCAGCGATTTTATCGAGCTCGTCCTTGTTAGCGTGAGCATGATTACCCTCGGCGGCAGCGTTTACCTTCTCCTTAAGAGCGGCGTTAAGGTTGTCCTCAGATACCTCAGAAAGGTAAGCAAGGTCAGAAAGGCCAAGTTGGGTCTTGAGAGTCTCGATATCGGGCTGTTTGTTTACCTGTACCCAAGTTGTTCCGTTGCTACGAGCTAAAATGTTACCATCTTCTACGTAGTAAAGTCGAGAAGTTGGAACTGCGGTAGCGTCAAGTGCTTCGAGTGCGGAGATACTTTCGACGACAGTAAAATCACCAATCTTCACTCTCTTATCGGCAGCAACGTCTACAAACATTTCGCCTGTATCGCCACAGATAAGAACCTGACCCTCATTGATAGCGGCATTATTCAGGCTAGAATAATTACCTTTCAAAAATTTTAAAAGTGCCATGTTATTTTCCTCCTAAAATTAAAATTTTTTAATTATTGTTTATAAAATCTTCATCCGTAAATGTTAGTGCTGGATATTGTCTATAATGTTCATCAAATTCCTCTTTGGTTATAAATTTAAACAAATAATTATGATATCGCCCGTTTTTAGACGCAGCAGTTTGAAGAGCATTTGTTTTTAAGTATTCTCCAAACACATTTTCACTACACTTAGAGCAAATATGTGCAGACTCAAAAGCCATATTATTGTCTAAACATAAAATAGCTTGACGGCTATGTTTCTTAATATACCACGGAGTGTAGTCACACCACCCTAAACCGCTAGCCTTTTTTAAGTATGCAATTGTCGTGGTTACAGTTTTACCAATCCGTTTGCTTATTTCGTGCGTATTTTTTATGCCGCTATTCCACAACTCACTTGCTGTCTTAACAAGATTTTTGCATGCAAGCTCATTGCATTTTGTCCAGTCTATATCTTCTTCGTTAAACGGAAATATGTCTTTTATGCCACCCTCTAAAATGGAACTTTTAATCCAGTCTGAATCCGATTTTCTCGCATCAACAACAATATAGTCACTCTCACATATTCCGTTGGAAATGGCTAGTTCTTTTTTATATGCATCATTATCAATCTCGTCTTGTGTTGTGCGAGCGCCAGGGTGGTTGCAAAAAGAACCGTTAAAATGTTGTTCACCATGTACCTCCACAATAAGATGACGATCTCCAATTTGCAAAAAGAAATCATAGATTCTACGAGTAAGATTATCTTGCGTTAAGTTTTTAGACCATTCAAAAACATGCTCGGGATAAATATCAAAATGATACATTGCAGATAATTGAGATAAAAACTCATGCATATATTTATTTGGATACGTAGATTTATCTCCACACTTTTTACAATTAAATGGGTAAGAAATTAAATGACATACAGATTTGAGCATAATATGTCCACAATCTGGACAAACTATATGGACCTTCTTTTCTGTCCATCTTGTCGTATTATAAGCATCTTCTCTGTTAAGAAAATACCGAACATATTCTGGATGTGTAGTTGCAATATCATTATAGCCCATTACAACCCTATGTCCAGAACAACACTTGCACACAGACCCCTGCGCAACAGACGAGGGAAGAAAATCAGAATCAGGATGATTGTATTGTGTACACTTTAACCATACCTTAAGACCTTTTGCATTTTTAGATATCAAAAACGGATCTGCAGTGTTTTTATCAGACCACATTTTATCAAGAGCATCATTCCCGTATGTGTCTATAAGAAATTGTCCAATGGAATCACATTTTCGACAAAACGGTCTTGTTTCTCCATTTACTATTAAACGCACCACTCTCTGTTCGCTATCATGTAGTCTTCTGGGACATTTAAACCAGTATTTTTTGTGTGTTCCGCACATCACGTCTTCCGGACTTGTCACATTTAATTTGTAGTCCCACAAATCTAACCAATCTTGATGATCATTATCTCTGCACCATTCAGCGAATGAATATTTTACTTTTCTTTCTTTCATATATACTACCTCTTCAAATTATTAATCATTTTGTATTGTTAAACCATTGTCTAACAATCTTATTTAATTCTTCTGTGCGCTCAAATGCCCAAAACATATCTTGATTGTTGGGGTTTAAACCACACAAAATATATTTAAAACCTTTTTCGTTTAAATGCCTACGCATATTAATGTCATATGTTACATAAATACAAGACATAATTTCTTCTCCTTTTAAAATGTACTATTTTTATATTTCTCCCCATACATACGCCTGAGCAAGCTCTGCAACAGACTCTCTAAGAACTTGAACCTCATCTTTGGTTGCATATTCGGAAATATTAAGTTCTTTAAGTGCGTCAAGGAACATCTTATCCTCTTTTGACATAGCACCATCGGAGTCTTTGGTAGCAAGATTAATTGCTAAAGCCCCATCCACTACCGTTAATCCATGCGTATCAGGTGCAAGTTTAACCGAGAATGTTCCATCGACCATCTGTAAGCCAAGTCCAGCCGCATAATTACCAGAAGTGCTTGTGCCAACATATAGACCGTCTGCCTTCTTTGTAAGCGCGTTGCCGGGCTCTGCAGAAATACCAACATCAATGGTGTTGTCTTTAATAATAAGCGAGCCATCGACAGGGACAAGGTTGACACCTTCACCGGTCGAGCCCTCGATATAAGGCAACTCGTTCCACGGAGTAACGCCGTCACCTATTTTTAATTTGTTTGCATCATAAACAAAGCCTGGTTCACCGATGGCAAGTATGGGGTTAACTGTATACCACCTCTCGGCAGTACCACGCTTTAATTGTAATATTTTTTCACTCATAACTAAATCTCCCCATAATCCATTGATCCGCTACCACCAGTAGCAACCTGTTCATCTATATATGTTCTAAGCTCTTCTTCTAAGTCTCTTACCGCCCCAACCGTTGCAACCACATTATATTCTTCACCTTCTGGAACGTTTTCCATATTTGCTACTGGGGCATAAATGGTTTGAAGCCATCCACTTCTGTCGGGTGCCATAACATAGCCATTTCGTGTTTCTGTGACATAGTACACGACACCGTCTGCTGCGGTTGGGCACGACGGTAGGTCGTCATGGGTTGGAACTACTTTAATTCCCTCTGTATAAGGGTGTTGTCCTTTAAAAATTTCCTGCGTATCTTCGCAGAAATAAAGGGCATTGGAATCATAAGACTCACGCTGAAGATGCTTATCTTTCGTGGTCTTAATAAAGCGTACATTTGCCATTATGCATCCTCCTCCCATTCATATTCACTTTCCGTTTCATCTTCAACCCAATCGTCCGCAGGGTTTAAATCAACAGGCTTGGGTATTGGCATATCCTCTGTTGCCTCCTGAAGAGTCCAAGACAGGATCTTGTCCTTGTCAACCTCTGGCACATATACCATAGTTGGTCCACAGTCACAGCCTCCGCCCGGGGTGTCTGGTTCAAGTTCTTCAGGCATTGGAGCAACGGGAACTCTGATTTTGTTTGTCAGAAGTCCTTTGCCGTCTTCCATAGATACCAAGAAGTAGCCCTCGTGAAGCACTTCTTTGGGCACTCGACACATATTATTTTCGTTGAGATCTTCACGAAAGTTCTTACCACGGTAGCTGAAAACTGCTGTCTTGGTGGGAGAGATGTCCCAGTCGGGTGTGTTGAAGTTGAAGTGAAAAATTGTTTTACCATACGAACCAGCATAAATTATGCCAGAGGTGTATCTGCGAAGTCGCTGGTTCGATAAATTAAAAGTACAAATAAAAATTTTGAACACCTCCTAAAATTAATCATTCTGTTGTGTAAAAAAATCATTTAAGCATTTTTCAATATTATCCTTATATGTAATGCGTAATAATGTTATATCATTATCCAAACAATATTGAGTTTTAATTTTATCATGCTCTTGTGTTATTCTCAGTTTTTCTTCGCCGCCAAATCTATCACTAGCAATAAAATGTAATTCTCCATCATACTCAATACAAGAATTGGATTCTACGATATAAAAATCAAATGGCAGTGGATAAACATCTCTGCAATCATCAAATCTATATTGTGGAATAAAATCTATCTTGCGATTTCGCAAATATTCCGTAATAAATCTTTCTCCGTGAGATAAATTATCACAACGACACCCGCATCCTTTTAGAGTTAAATATGGAGACATAACGAACTCCATATCGCACTTTAGACACTTATGACGAATCCGAGTGACCGCATTTACATATTGATCTACAACCTCAATATTAGAATTAATGATAGATAATTCTTTGATATATTCTTCTTGACTTCGCCTTTTATTATTAGCACACCGAGGACACCCTTGTCCCTTTAGGATATGGTTTGGCTCAACCGACCATTGATATCCGTCAATAAGACATTTATGTAAAATTTTTGTTTTGTCGTTGACATAATTTCCAACAACTTCAAGTGTTGGGTTTATTTTGGTCACTTCTTCAACATACTCTGCGTGAGTCTTTTTATTTCGTCTTGCACATTTTGGACACCCTCCACCAATTAAAATGTCGCCAGGCAGAGATTCCCAAACATATCCATCAACTAGACATTTGTGTGCAATTTTGACTCTCGCATTTACATATGTTCCAATAACTTGTATATTGGGATTAATATTTTTTACCTTTGATTCATATTGTTCTTGTGTTATAGTTTGATTGCGTATAGCACATTGTGGACATCCTTGTCCTTGCAATAATGAATTGGCACTTGGCGACCATTTATGGCCACATACATTACATATACAATCTATTGGGCCGTGAGCTCCAACATAACGTCCTAATATTTGAATGTCTTTATAATTTCTTTGCGACAATTGTGTAATAAATTCTTCGTGGGTTTTGCGTTTTCTCATACATTTCCTCCAAATACATTTTCTAAAATATTTAATTATCCTTTTCTAAGTCTCCAGACATCAAGCAACCGATTCAGTTCATCCGTACCCTCAAATACCCAAAACTTTTTCTGAGTGTTTTGATTCACAGAATGTGTTATATATCGCAAACCACTTTCTGTTAGAAAAGTTTTCAAAGGATAACTATAACAATAAAAATATCTATTCATAATAAATTCTTCTCCTTAAATTTTCTTCTATTATAATTCGTGGTTATCCCACTTAATTTTTGCTTCTCTTGTTTCGGGGCATTTCCTCCATACGAAAACCAAAGCATCCGGTCTGTGTTCACTTGAAAACAAAATATCAAGCATAAAATCTGGACCAAGATGTTCTAAGTACTTTTTGACTTGGAGCATGTTGGTCAGATAGACACAGTCGCTCGGCTCGTATGATTTGCCCGTAATTTTAGATGTAATCATTTTAATTTTCTCCTTTTTATCAGCGTAAAAAATAGGGATATCCCAATCTTATTCAGACGTAGAGATATCCCTATCGGTTATAACTAATTCTACATCCTCTGTTGGGATAACTTCTTTTTTAGATTCTGCTAAACATTCTTTACTACAGAATCCTAAATCTTTATAATAAATTGGTTTGAAGACGCACGCTCTACAATATGCAAAGCGGCATCCACATTGTTTGCATACATGGATATCCATATGTGCCTCCTAAATTAAGGTCGAGGGAGTAAACTCCCCCGACCAACAATTAGTTAAAATTAAGCTCTGAGAGCCTCGTCCTTAACGATAACGATATCAACGAGCTTCTTCTCTGCATCGCAGTAAGCAGGCATAGCGGTAATCTCAAATGCATGAGCACCGTCTCTAGCCATACCCCACTCAGCCTCACCAGAGAGCTTGCCTCTCATGAACAGGAATGCAAAGTAGATCTCCTGAGAGCAAAGGTCACGAAGAAGAACCTCTGCAGTAACGTCAAGAAGCTCGTTCTCTGCGTCAGCAAGAGCAGTAATCTTCTCGCCAGCGGGAGCTTCGATGTCGTAAACTGCAAGATACTTAGCGTCCTTAGTACCGCCAGTAACTGCCTTACCCTCAGCCTTTACGGTTTCAGAAGCAGTAGCAGTCTTGAAAGAACCGTCGGTGTTGAGTTCATAAATTACAACATCGCCAACGGGAGCGTAAGTAAGAGTAGCAACGCCACCCTCACCTGCGGTGAACATCTCGAACTTGGAGATAGTTGCGCCGGTGGAATCCTCTACCTTACCACCAGTCTGAGCTGCCAAAATAGAAGTATTAAAAAATGCATTAGAAGCACCGAAAGTTGCGCCTCTACCGTTCTGAAGAACCATAACTACGTTATTTTTGGCGTCCATGATTTCTTCGGTTTCAGAAGTAAAGTTTAAAGTGGGTTCAGTACCATTATGTTTGATATAATTTAAGTGTTATTTGTATTATTATTTTTTAAAGATATCCAATGAAGCGGTTCTCCTGTTGTTGGGTGTATTCCAGCACTTTGCTTTTTACCTAATATACACCTACGCACGCTCTCTCTACTGGCAATACCAAGCCTGTCAACTTCGGATAAACATTCAAATTCTCGGTCTAATTCTATACAATAAACTTGCGTTGAACGGTGGTTATTTTTACCAGTATTTTTGCCCGTCATAGCATCCGAAATCAATTGTCTCGTTGTGTCCGAAACCTCTCTGCCGCGAAGAGATTCACTCATACGCTTTCTCCATTCTAAATCTTCGCATCTACTCTTGGCAGAGTTTTTCATTTTTTGAATAGATTCTTCAGAGTGTTTTCGACCTTGAAGTTTTTGTCTGTGCTCCTCACGCTTCGATAAGTCCGCCCACCATTGAGTTGCGTTAAGACTTTTCTTTAATCTAGTTTCTTCTGATTCAATATGACCAAGCATTCTTTCTCTCTGAGCGTTACTAAACACATTCTTAACTTCTTCATATTCTTCCGCAGTAAGTTCATATCTCTCTTGGTTATCGCTTTTTACAAACGCCATGCAACTCCAAGCATATACAAGACTATTGTTTTCGGGGTTTTCTTGTGCCAACAACTTGTGTGCAATAAAATGTTCTTTCGCAAACAAATCAATCAAATTTTTCTCATCGTTCGTACCACCTAAGCATCTTGGTATAATATGATGTCTCTCGTGATATTCTTCTCCACATGAAAATCTACCACGAGTTGCAATTATATTGTTTATAAATTCTTCATAGTTTGCCATACAAAACACCTCCAGTCATTTTGTATTGTAAACAATAACACTTAAATTTTAGATTGCTAATCTATAATATCGTCGCAAATGCGACCTCATACTTTCATATGAGTGCAGATCATATCTTCACCTTGTTGTTAAACAAGGGCTCACCATTTCAATGACGATAGCTATTCGTCATTTACGAGTCGTCTGACTCTGATCGTTGAGGGTTTTTCTATTCGAAACTTCCCTGCTGATTGTCCATTTACTGATATTTAGGATTTAACCTTGTATCAATCTCATAACTTTTTTCTACTTTCGTAACCATAACGCTTAAATATATTTCATTTTTTCGCTTTGGTATATGAGCTTTAGGAGTTTCCAGCATTTAGATGACTTATTTTACGAACACATCACTGTGAACGCAGACTATAACATACGTAAGATATCACTATCTTATTTCTCTCTAATCTGTTCTGCCCAGAAAGCGAGCTGACCAGCAGTGGTACCCTTTGCGGCATTAGCGCCGGCATAAGTTGCGGCCACGGAAATGGCACGATCAAAAGCGAATTGAGCCATAGTATTTTCCTCCATTTAATAAAAAAATTTTATATTTATCTAAATTAAAAAGATGTGATTATCTAACCACACCGTCGGCAATTGCCTTGCCTTTATCATTATCATCGTCTGTTATATTTCTAGTCCAATTAAGAACCGTCTTATCCATTTTCTTGGTATCTATCATTCCGCTATACATACCACCCAAAGCAGCATCAGCTTGAACGATAACATTAAGTCTAGACAAATCATCCATAAGTTCAAAAATTCCCATCTCACGAATATAATCCATACTATATCCTTGTCTGCACTTAACCGCAGAAATCACGGGTCTCAAGAAAGACTCGTGCGGCTTATTCTTAGCCATCTGAGCATCTTGACGAGCCAAACGAATCAACTGTTTACGAGTAATCTCGTTGCCAGCCTTTTTGACTTCTTTCTTAAAATTATGCATCTTACGAATATATGTAGTGAGAACTTCGTGTATAATAGGTGTAATCACAATAGGATTTTCATCGTTCTCAGTGCCCTCATAAACCAATACAACTTCTTCAGTTGGTCCATACGGACGTGGCTTGAATTTAGTTAAATCCAAATCGCCAAGAAGAAGATGAGTCGCTTCTGGTTTCAATGATTGTGCCAACATCATAAAAAGTTCAAAATCTTTGACCTTCATATAGTTGAGTTTCATATCATCTAAAGCCGCCATCATGCTACTAGGTGTCGCACAGAGCGTTTGTGCCATAGAAAAATAGGCACTTTCACCAAACTCAGCAACATCTCGAATTTTAGGACACTTCAATATAATGCCATTTGCAATCTTAATATCTTCTGCCATATAAAGTTTGAGTTCGTCTACTTGGAAACCTTCCATAACTTACCTCCGAAAATCGTAAGGATTAGTTCTAAGTGGCTTAGTAGAATTGTCATCAATGAGTTCAAACTTCAATGTGCGAGTAAGATAGTCTGTGTCTGTGGCACCCTCGGCATTACTCACAAGATTCATCTGTGCACCGAGCATATTCGAAAGGTGGAATGTATCTCGGATAAGATACCCCAAGCAGTCGTGCCTAGCCATACCAAAATTAGTTTTAGCTAAGTTTTTATGGACAAATATAACAAACTGAACATATTGGTTTTTCATTACCTCATTTCGTGGCGATAGACCCATATCGCTAATGGAAAAGGTAATGTAATTTTTTGATTTGTCTTGTGTACCGGGAATTCGTATAAAAGGATATATCGATGAATATAATAAATCCTCAGGACAAGACGGATCGATATCGGGGTCGTCTAAGACCTCCACAATATCGGGGTCAGAATAAAGTGCTTGTTCAATGATACGCTTCTTGCGAATAATATCATCATCCACTTTTTGTATGTCACGCCTCATTAACCAATCACCTCCACACTAACTTCTGCGGTCGAACCGTCAGTTCCAACAACCTGTATAATAAGAATTTTTCCTATCAAGTAGTAGTTTGTTGCAACTTTTAGCTTAAGCAACTCGCCCTCATACTCAATGATGTAATTCTCAGCGTCACCACTGATGTCACCATTTTCATCGCTAACGAACCATTTAGCAACCGTCGTTCCCTCCATACTGAATACAGGTGTAAAGGTTTTGTAAGAACCGCCAACTTTGACGGTAGGCTTAGTACCAGAGAAGGTAATAGACGCTGTACCAGAAAGCTCTTGTTCGATGTCAGGCTCTGTGGGTTCCACACTACCAGCGTAATAATTAGCCAACATCAGGTCTGCGTTGTCGTGAACAGGATCAAATGTCTGCTGACTCAACACAAACTTGGTTATGCCAACAGGCATAGTGTCAACAATGTTTCCAACACCAAAACACAGAGGAGTTTTGCGACCGTAATCAGAAATCAAAAATCTCTGATTATGATCGATTAACTGCGTGTCTGCGTTGGTTGACATCCAAGCGATAGCATTGCCATTAACCACAGAGGTGTACGAGTTTTCATCAACCTCACGCGTAGAACTGCCATTACGGAGAACGCCGAGATGGTAATAAATCTTACCATCAGACACCCATCCGAATTTCCAGTTACACTCATTGATTGCATACTGCCTAAACTGTGGTCTTTCGTCAAGCATCGTTATCAACCACCACTTCCATTCACCGTCCTCGTCAGCCATATAAACATACGACCCAACACCAATATCTGGGTTGCGCTTTTCAGCACCGTGACGGAATTGAAGGTGATATGCTGGTTCGTCCGATCCAGCCTTTTGGTAGGTATCAACATTAAATTTGACATCGATGAGCTCATGCTTGTCTGTAACTTCAGGCAAACCTCTGCTCACCTTGACCACATAAACTCGTCGATAGTTTGGGTCTCGATCCCACGTTTGCTCAATAACCATATTGGACTGCATACGGAGCATTTCACTCATATTAGCGCCCCTGTGAGCCATACGGCTTTTGTAATGGTCAAACATTGGAATCACCACCATTCAGTTTATCGACCAAATTGGCAGCGTCGAGAATACATTTTCGGAACTGTGTTTGGTTTTGACGTGCGGTCTCCAGATTACTTACAATGGTAAGTACCTCGGGCTGGAAACCAAATAAAACATTTGAGCCGAGAATTTGATTAATTAATGTTTGAATTGTCGCATCTAAGAAAGGACTGTTGTCCTCATTAAGATATAAACAATTAATTATTGCGCCATAGAAGTAACGCTTTTGTTTTTCAATTTGATTCGACGGGATATTTTCATAACAGTGTCTCATAGCAATACCCCTCAATCATTGAAATAGTCATTATTTAAATATGTTCCACGACAGAAAAGTAGGTCAGCGTCTTTACGAAGTTGTTCGTCAAGAGCACGCAGTTCTGCAAGGTGGTTTGCCTGGGCATAGTACTTAGTTTCCTTGCCAGAGTAAACCTGTTGCGCCAATGTTACAGATTTAATCTGCGGAGCCAACCAACCACGAACCATATGTATGGAAAGTATTTTTTGGTCTCTATCAGAGATATCAAAATTGAATTGCTTCAACTCTTCGTCTCTGTCAGAGAAGTCATACTCGCCAACAACAGGCTCGACAATAGCATCCATCAGCCAGTCGTGTAGCATTATTTCAAGATCCTCTTCTGGAAGTTGAGCCAAAAGAGGATCTGTGATTTGTGCCAATGCACGGTTATACAATGTAGAGTAGAGTGTCATCTACAACACCTCCCTCTAGATTAATTAATGTAAAGCTTCAAATCCGTACCAAGAATTTCGTCAATTGCCCTAATCTTAGCAAGACTATCAAGAGTACCATTGAGAATCTTCTCACCAGCTACATTCTTAACTGCCTGCTGAACACCTACCGGAGCCTTCTTAAGTTTGGACTTAAACTGATTAAGAGGAAGTCTAAACATATCCTCTACATCAACATCAACAATTTCCTTGTACATCTTACCAAGGTCATTGCTCCACTGCTCAACAAGTTCAGGGTCTTCGATAATAAATCTAGGCTTAAACAGATAACTAGATCTCGTAGACTTAAGTGCCTGCAAGTCCTGGAACTCCATCTCGGTAACATCGCCATAGTTTGCCCAAGTATATAACATCTTAGACTTAGTGCCAGTAAGAAGAAGTTCTCCATATGTAATACTACGACAAGGAATCATATCTGTCGGAGCGTACTTTCTAGGAATCTTCGCAGGAGCCTTAGTTTTCTTGGTTTCTACTACAGTTTCTTCAACTGCTTCAATCTCGGTATTTTCAACTGTATTTTTGGTTGCCATAACAATTTCTCCTTTTATTCCATATGTCAATAATTAATTATGCAAGAATCCACTCGCCGAAGATAAGGTTAACAATAACACCTACGCCAAGCTTGAACATATATCTGTAATCATATGTCATATCCTGGTTAAGAGTCTTGTCCTGAACCTCTCTCATAGAGTCTTCACCAGCGTGAACAAGCTTGATGAACTTGTTGTCCATCATAGGCATAATGAAGAGTCTCTTGTCATCAACGAGCTTATTAGTGGTATCATTAAGAGCGAAGCCCTGCTTGATTTCTACAAGACGGATGCCTTCCCACATACCAATCTTACCAGTAGTGTGACGCTCCTTCTTCATATCCTCAGTAATCCACTCAACATTCTGAAGGCCAGTAACCTTAGAAAGAGCAGCCTTAGTACCCATAATAACTACCTCGCCTGCGCCAGTAGCCATCTGAACATCCTCAACGAGCTGAACAAGGGTTGCTCTAGTGTTGTCCTCAAGAGCACCAGTCTTTACCCACTGACCAGAACCAGAAGCACCGCCGGGAAGCTTCTCTGCTGCAGTCAGAAGAGCCTGATAAATAGCCTCGTTTACGAATCTGTCAATAGCCTCGTAAATCTTGGTAATGAAGGTTGCGAAGTCCTCAAGACCAGTCAGAAGCTTCTCGTACTCACTATAGATAGCGATACCGTACTCGGAAGTCTCGATAGAGAAGCTAGAGCCCTTGCCGAGTCTCTGTCTGTCAAGATCCCACTGAGATCCAGATACCTTAGATACAGTAAGGATAGAGTTATCCTCTGCATAGAAGATGTTCTGGTCACCGTCATCAAGGTAACGCTCCTCAACAAACTCTCTGAAGAAGGGGTTATCTGCCCAACCGGTCTTAAGAAGGTTAGGAACGAGCTCCTCAATCAGATCGAACAGGGTCTGAAGGTTTGCTCTCTTCTTCATAGCCTTACGGATGTCCTGCTTGGAAGCGTTCTCGGACACACCGATAGCCTGTCTAAATACCTTTCTAATCTTTGCGTTTGCGTCCTCGGCGGTAATACCTTCCTCGAACTTATTAACGGAAGTGTCAACCATAAGCTTATTAAATGCTACAAACTTAGTTTCGTTGTTTTCGAAAATCTCACGCACATTTGCGTCAAAAGTCATTAAGTTAGCCATATTCTTTATCTCCTTTCTTCAAAATTAAAGGCTTACTACCTGAAGCTTGTACATAACAAGGTTGCTACGTACAATCTTAGAAAGAACCTGAGCACAGAACTTGTCGGTAGCAACTTCGCCAACAACATACTGCTTTGCAGCAGCGTCATAAGTTACATAGTTACCAACAGCGGGAGCAGCGTCAAAAGCGTTCTCAGAAAGAGAAACTCTGTCACCTACACGAAGAGTGTATGCGCGAACTCTGTCGCCGTTCTTGTTGTAAAATCTGTCCTCATCTGCATAACCCTTAAGCTGAGTAAAGGGAACAACAGGGGGTGCAAGCAGGAACAAGGGTTCCTCTCCTGCAACATAGTCCTTTGCGGACCAAGTTTCGTCGCCGAGATAAGCATCTCTGCAAACAATAAGGCCATTATCCATATCCTCACCGATAGTGATGCTATAGATGTGACCGCCACCAAAGTTAGTGCTAAGAATGTTGGTGGATTCAGCAACAATGTGCTTTACGTCTAAATTCATATCCTGAGCCATAATTTTAATCCATTCCTTTCTTGAATTTTAAATAAATGTTTTTGTATAACAAAAAAGCGACTGCTCATAGTCGCTAAAATGTTTGAAAATTATTCGTCCTTATCAAAAAGTCCGCCATATGCGGTTTTCTTCTTGCTAGGCTTTGCGTTAAAGTTCAGACCAAGAGTCTTGGGTTTATTGGTTTCATTATTCTTTGCCGCAAAATTAGCAATGTAATCATTGCAGTCATCGAGAATCTTGTTTGCTTTCTGCTCGCACTCTTCAAGAGTGTAGTTTGCGGAATCTTCAATAAGTTTCTTGAATGCTTTGGTTTCTACAATAGAAGAATACTCTTCTCTTGCAAAAATAGCATCTTTCTGAGCCTTAAGTTCGGCTACGTCATAATTGTTCTTAAATTCCTTAAGTGCGGTATAATCCGCCTTCAGTGCATCAAGAGCATCCTTTTCTGCCTTAGAAAGCCACTCATTAAATACTTCAACTTTGTTCTCGCCAAGAGCAACATTTTCGCCATCCTTGGAGTAGTCCTGTCTGTAGAATTTACCTTCCATATAATCCTGATAAATAAACTTATCATCATACACTTCGAGAATCCAAGCGTAATAATAATTATCCTCAGATGTTGCAGCCAAAAGACTATAAAGTGCAGATCGAATATCATCATGACTAAGTTCGTACTTCAGCACAAACTTTTCTTCGGGTTGTTCAATAACTTCCTCAACGGACTCTTCTTCAACAACTTCTTCAACTACATCTTCAGCAGACTCTTCAACAACAACGACTTCAGACTCTTCCTCAACCACCGTCTCTTCGACAACGACTTCGGATTCTTCCTCTACTTCTTCAAACGCTTCCTTGAAAGCAACTTCAAGTTCTTCATCAGAGAGATTTTCGTACTCAAAAGTTACTTCGTCAGCAGTCTTGCCATATTTAGCAAGTAATTCTTCAAACTTGTTCATAACTTTTTCTCCTCCTTTCTCTGAATTCTGATTTTTATTATTGAAACTTTCAAGCGTCATATTGAGCTTTTCCAGCGTCTCAATCAATTTTGTTTGGCAGTCGGCAGAAAACATACTATTCTTCTTTTCACTAAAGTCGTCAATAGTAATCTTACTGCCCTTCATACCTTCCTGAATTTCTGTCACGCCATCTTGCTCGTATCCGAGAATGGTCACACCTGAAAATCTAAACTTGTCAATAGATAAATAATCTTCATCGCAGTTGTAACTCAACTCCTCCACGGCAATTTCCACGGAGCACTTACAAGTTCTGCGTCTCTCAAGAATTTCTGCAGCCTTAGAATAATCCGAGAAGATTGTTCCACTAACCATAAGATAGTTTTTATCTTCCTTCTCATCAAACTCAAGATAAGGCTCTTCGGTCTGAGATATAACGCCAATTGGTTGCTCAATATATTCGATGTCTTCACCATCATCAATAACTTTCATATCGTGAGCACGAAATTCGTACTCGCCAGTATCAGTCTTGTAAATGGCTCCAAGAATAGGTCGGCCCTTAAAGGTGTATTTATACTTATTCATATTGTCATCGGTAATCCCAGATTTGTTTCTGTTTTTCCCAGTATGACACGACTTAAGTTTAACAGACATCAAACCATCAGTATTCTTACTATCTGCCTCGAATGTACCAAAAGATTGCACAACTAATGGTGCACCTTGCTTTTCAGAACTAAAAGATTCAAAACGATTCTCTCTACAGAAATTATACAGGTCATCCAATGTATAAAATTTTCTCGCCATCTGTATCATCCTCCTTTCTCAAATAATAAATATGTGTACTCCGAAAGGAGATCACAGACTTAACTTATCATCATATACAACCATTTTCTTGTCTATCGCATCAAAATTTAAATTAGTTGGTTTCTCGTTTAAAAATGTATATATACTTCCGATATGCGAAATAAGTTTAAAATTTAATGCAAGCAACTTATTTGCGGTTTCGGTATCAGTAGTTTTAATAAATTTCTTATCCATAATATTCACCTCGTTTTATCCAACTGCGTCTCTCTTATCTCGACTAGCCGCACCATCATCAGTAAGGTCACCATCTTCTTTTGTTGGTGCTCCTCCTGTATTGGATGAACCGCTAGTTTGAGTATGAGAACTTACAAGAGGATTAATAAATCTCGTCACAGATAATCCAAGCTTAGTCTCAATCCAATCTGAAGCAATAGCCTCTATAGGATCGTACCCAAGCAAAGTCATATATTCTTGCTTTACAGGAAGTCCAGAGTTTGCTGCCTTTTCAATTTGCGCAATTCTATCATCACGAGTATATGCGTTTACATCAATAAATTTAATATACGCCATAGAGTTTGGATACTCCATTTGGATGCGCTCATTAACAAATGCTGCGACCTGTTCCATAATACCCTTTGTTGCCATCATCGCATCCGCCAACATACTCATCTTAACGGAGCTTGCTCCGGTTAGACGGCTTGAGTCAAATATCTGACTAATACCTGTTTGCTCCATAAGGTTCTGATAGCTGTCCGCAACGGCATTTGTGTCAGAAGTTGCATTTTTGTCAAACGACACGCTATCAACATCCATACCGGGAGAAAGTATACATCCTATTTCTGGAGGAAGAGATTCAAGTGCCTGAGCATAGAACTTCTTAGCAAGATTTAAGTTGATTGCCATGTCATCTGGATTTTTACTATTAAGCAACGGAATCTTCATAACCAAAAGTTTATAAATATCCAAAGAATCTTTGACTGCAATCAATGCCTGCAAGTCAACAAGATCAATCAAACCTTCAAACAATGACGCAAACGGACTAATAATCAAATCCGTATCTGCTATATCAATCTTAAATGCTCTTGCCGTTTCAAGCTCTTGCCAGCGTAGAGTAGAGTCTCCCTCAAACTTGTTGTATTTTTGTTTATATTCCTTATCCCATATTTCAAGAAAAAATGCATTTGTGCCACGGAAGAATGTAAAGTCAAATGCCACATGTAGCAACCCATTATATCCAACAGAACTTACTTTGCAATATTGAGAATCTAATGGCAACAAAAGCATTGTTCCATCATCATCTTGGTACGGCTGAAAATAAACAATACCTTCGCGCCATGCTATAACCAAAAGCTTAAACATATTTAGTGCAAGATTCATTTTACGAACAAATCTGCAAGCATTTTCATAGTCCTGAAGCAACGACTCTTCATCATTCTCCTCAATTAAACTAAAATCTAAATTCACCTTATAAGCACTAAAGTCAGGAAGGCTAGCAAAATAATTTACAATTCTTCTTAACGGAAACGACAATGTGTATAAAAACTTTGCCAAATTACGCAAAGAAGTTTGTGAACTTGATGCGTAAGGGTTTTGCATATATGAACGCAATGTTTCTTTATTAAACACGGTCCATGTCTTTGTAGAGTTAGATGCCAAATCAGTCAATGGCAAGATGTCATCTATCATCTTGGCAAACTGTTTCATATTATCGACAAGTTCTGTAAATTTAAGATTAGCAACTTGTTCTTTGGTGAGTTTATTATTCTCTGCCATATGTTTATCCTCCTTTCTTTAGCGATTAAAATAACTGTGCGTCGCTTTTGGACGCTTGAATTCGAAGAATTGGTCTAAATCTCCGATGTCTTTTCTTTTTGTAATGGTTTCTCTACGCCTTTCCGACAACCAATAAGCTGCCAAACAAGCACAATAAAAACGGTCATCATGTAATTTATTTTGTTTTTCTGGTATTAAATCAAAAGAGTCCTTACCACTATCACGCTTTTTACGAACAATATTAACCATCTCTTCTTTAAGAGCATCTATATTGCTCAACGCAATTTCCTGATAAGGATCTAATTTAACCATTTTGGTTTTTACACAAGATGCGTCCTTAAGCATCTCTCGTGCTCTTATAGGAATTTCATCCTCAGGCACCTTTTGTTTTCTTAATTCTTCTTCAATCTTTTTCTTTTCTTTATTCAATTCTTTTTCATCGGTTTCAAATATTGTCAAATATCCCTTATGGTCATAATCCGTCGTTAAACTAATTAAGTCCATATTCATCATTTCAATAAGCGCCTCGCACATCATTGACTTAAACTGAGAAGGAGACATTAGCCTTACCTTATCAATAGCATTAGGATATTTGGACACATAATCTGCGCTGTACTCTTTATCAATTAAGCCACGATGAGTTCTACCTCTATCGTCAACCCAATCTTCCATCAGGTAGTCAGCAATGTTAACACCGCCACCACCAGAACCAGCATCTATCATAATTGCTTCAATATTTTCATAGTCAGGAGCGTCTCCGTTGTATGCAAGAATAAGCTCCTTCAAATACTGAATCTGGTCTGGGGTTTGCATGGGCGTTTTTCGTTTCTTACCAATATCAATTAGGTTGACGCAGTTGACAATCCTGCCTTTGTATTCTTTGGTAGTTGAATCCATATAAATTTCCATAATCAAAATAATACTGTTATCTCGACTACGAGCAGGGTCGTAACATATAACAAATTTTTTATCATTTGTATCGTTATACAACAAAGGAACTCTCGTTTCACTATTTCGAGCAATAACGCCACGTTTAATAATGGCGGCCGCACCCGCATCAGAAGTGAACTGACAGTAATACTCGCGACGTGCCTTTTCGGGGTTTGTTTGCATTTCCGATTCAATTGTACTACGAGACAAAAGGGCATTAACGGCTTCTCCGTGTATTGTCGGATTCAGAACGACATCGCAATCAACCTGAATAACACAATAATCTCTGTCACCCATTATCTGCTTCTTAGAGAACTCTCTATAAAGCCTATAGAACTTTGTACTAGTATCCGACGCCGAACTAATATAAAACTTTTGGTTTGGTATATTAGTTGCAAATGTCCTTAAACGAATTGGGTCAATAGAATGTCCATCTCTGTCTTTACCAAGAGCAAAGTTTTTGTTAACGGCCGCAAAAGCACCATAAACGTTAATCATTTCGTCAGACAAGAAACCGCACTCATCAAAAACCACACTTCCGCGGGCACCACGCTTCGCGTCTATATTACTGTTGAGAGTCTGGGTGAACGAACCATTATAAAGAGTATATTTAAAGCCATTACTTCCGTGGCTAAATCCATCACCAGCGGCGTTATTAATAGAAACTTCATTCTTAAAGATGTACCCAGTAGAACCCTTCATTTCATCAATGCCGTCATTGGCAATCTGCTCCAACTTGGTAAATGTCTGTTCCGCCTGTCCACCAGTACCAGAAGCTATGTATGTCCATATATTAGAGAATAGCATATCTTTGGCCATAAGAATTAAGTCGATAACCGTACTCTTACCAAAACCACGGCTCGCAAGCACTAAAACATTTGGACAGTTCCAAGTCCTCTGCACTATATATGCCTGTGCATCAAGCAGTTCAATATTAAAAAAGTTATCAATAAATCTTACTGGATTGCATTGATAATATTTTTGTATATAAGCAATTTTAATCAACGATTCAAGCTTTCTCGTAGACATTGCATATACACCAGGTTTAACATAAACGACATTATTGCTATCAAACATACCAAGCAAATCTTCGTCGTTAATATTCTCTATAATTTTAAATTTATAATCGCTAAAATTTAAATTATTCATCAGTATCCACCTCACTAGATGTATCTTCTGACAAATCTTCATCTTCCTCATCGTCTTTCTCTATTTCTGAGAAAGCAGAGAAGAGCTGTTTAAGGTTTTGCAAATTGGATTCATCAAGTAGGTCGTTCTCAGATAACACATCTCTGAGATCAATGTTTTCTCTTAAAAGTATTCTGTTGATTTCTTTATAAATATCTCTTTCGGATTGCAATGAAACAATCTTTTGACGCTGTTCTGCCACCATGTCAGACCACTCAGATTCATCAAGGGCTAACTGTTTCATAATAGAAGCATCACTAATTTCAAGCACTTGCTGCATACCACGACAAGTTCCAATATCAAATCCATTATTTTCTGCTTCGCGAAGATTTAAATCCTTGAGCATCTTAATCTTGCCGGTCCAAGTGTTTTCACCCTTTTTGGCATCTTTATTATGTTTTTGGCTAATACAACTTTGCTCTGCCAGTTGCTTGATAACATCAGCAATCTGCTTCTTGGTAGCCATATAATTTTTAATTTCACCAGACTGACCGGTTTTACCTAAATTGGCAAACGCTAGTGCACACATATCGTTGATTTTTTGCAACTGCAGATAGCCACGAACCATCTCAATACTATCAAGTGTTCGAGTCATATCATCATTATTACCGTCGCCATCTATATAACCAATCAACTGAGCATACAGAAGAGGCTGGTCTTCTGGAGCTTCCTTTTCAAAAGGATCATAACCTATTAACCTAATTACATCGCGACGATTTTTCTCAAGTTCACTTAATACCTCAGGGTTAACATCTCTTTCTTCGGCTGGAACTACAACCTGCTGCACCTCAACAGGCTTGTCATCAAAATCCCCATCACGCCATCTTAACCCTCTGTATTGCGACAACGATGTAACATTCTTGATGTAAGATGTCCACATATTTTTTTTAGGTTGCTTTAAATCTGCATTATGCACCTCATCATATGCACTTTCCCATAGTTTTCTAATAAACGGTTTATCAAGGTACATTAAAGCACTTTTAAGCGATGCCTCCGTCATATCGGAATATTCGCCCGTTCTTGCATCATACCTTCTTGCAATATTCTCGGAGCAACTCTTACATGGAAAAGCTCGTCCAATGATAACCGCTGGGTCTGTAGATGTATAAAATTC